TCATGAGAAGCCAACCGATGTGTCGATGCTTGGACCAGTGACCGCGGTATCCACATCCAGCGTCGAAACTGCCGTCTGGGCGCTGGGGCTCGTCACGTCGGTCTCCACTTTCAGCATTGTCACCGCCGTCTGAACGTCCAAACTGGTCACCTCCGTGCGGGCATAGGCGACCCGCTGGATGACGCTAAATCTGGCCCGGAGGTACGAGGCGACTTTTACCCGGGCCCTCAGGAATACCGTGCCGGTGTATCCAAAGACCCCGCGATCCTGCGTCCTGGCCCCGACCCTTCCCTTGAGGGCAATGGTGAACCGACTGGCACCGCGCGCCTTCGCCTGGGCACTGCTACGCGCAAACAGCCCAAGTATGAGCTGCTCGAGGCCGCGCGCTTTCGTCACTGTCATGACGCGGCCAGCCAGGGCCGTAGCCCCGCGCACCGTGGCGCGGCCTTTCGACACCGACTTGGTCCGCGTTAACAGCAGGACGTTCCCGCGGGCAACTGCCCGACCGTGGGTCTGGGCCTCTACCCGACTGAACAATCCAAGCAGACGGGTGAAAGCCCCGCGCCCCGTTGTCGAGCTTCGAGCCTGGCCCCGAAAGAACGCCGTCGCCGTCATGGCATCCCGGGCTCTAGCGGCCCCGTTGATCAGCCCGAACAGGGCGACAACTGCCGTGACGGACTGGAACAAGCCACGGGCTGCCGAGCGCGCCTTGACCCGTGACGCCAGCGAGAGCGCGTAGAGCCCCGCCGAGAGGCGCCCGTGGGTCTGGGCGGCAGACCTAGCTGCGAGGCCAGCAGCAGCCCTGGGAGCGCCACGGACGGTCGCGGAGGCCCGTCCACGCCCAGCTATGTGAGCGGACGGCGAGACAGATGCCCTAGCATGGGCGGCAGATTCCTCGTGGCCCGCGAGACGGGCCATAGCCGATACGCCAGCACGCGCCTTTGCCGTGGCGCTGTCACGACCCGCCAGCGGGGTTCGCCCCGACACCGTAGCGCGGCCCTTGGCAGCCGATGCTTCACGGCCAAAGAGGCCAGTGCGCCCGGAAAGAGATGCGCGCCCGGTAGCCAGCGCCTCAGATCGTCCAAGCACCTTGGCCGACCACGACGGCAGGCCCCTGGCTTGGGCCGCTGCCTTCATGATCCCTTGGAGCGGGCGGAGAACCTTTAGTGTAGCCCGAGCCCGCGCAGCGCTCTGTTCGCGCCCGGAAAGCGCAGTCCGGCCGAGGAGCGTGCCCCGGCCGGTTCCAGTCGATTTAACCCGAGCGGTCAGCGCCACCGTCGAGGGAGCAGAAGCCGAGGGGATGACGCCGATCGGCTCGGTGCCGATCGGGCCAAAGCCGGGCATAGACATCGGCAGCCCCTCTTAGCTGGCAGCCTTACTGGGCGGACGAAGGCGGACAGTCGCCATGACGTTTACAGTTTACAGCACCGTCGCCACCAGCGTTGGCGAAAATCGGGGTCGGCTGCACGCAACCAACCGGATGATTGAAGACAGTGCAGACCGGAGGAGATGTTGCGAACGCCGGGGCGACGACGTACCCGCCGACGAGCAGCATGCCGATGATGGCGAGACTGGAAAGGATGATCTTCATGTGGTTCTCCATGTTTGCGGCGAGCCGCGCCGCGCGTACCCTTTTTGTGGCGCACGGACATTAACACCAACGACCGGTGCGTCAAAGTTGGGTTTTACTGCTCGCCCCACAGCACGTAAGTGCCGGTGGCGTTGCTCAAGACGAATTTGATGTGATCGGTCACGTCGTTCTGAGTGGCTTCGGTGAAATCTAGCAGAACCCCGACATTATCCTGCGCGGCGCTTCCATTTCCAATGGCGCTTAGCCCGCTGATGTATTTGCTGGTGGACGCGAGACCTGCATTGAGCACTTCCACAGTTCCCGATGACGAAGACGACCCGCCGACATCGGTCCCGATAGTATTGGCGGTGCCGTAGCTCGATCCTCCGTTGGAGGAGAGGGCCAGGGTCACATGTCCCACGGACCCCGTGGTGACCTCTTTGAAGACGATCTTCAGCCGCTTGTAGGTCGCGCCAAGTGCGATGCCGGTTCCGGACGAGATCGAACCGCCGTTGATGCGGGTCCAGGTTTCAGTGCCCGCGCTCGCGCTTGAGCATGTAGCCGCGGCATCGCTGAGGTCGCCACAAGCAATCGCCTGAGTGCCACCGAGCGATATGCTGTGCCCAGCGATATTCATGGACGAATTCGTCAGCGACGAGTTCCCGATATTAGAGAGGGTATTGCTCGATCCTGAGATGGTCTTGTTGGTGACGGTATCGGTGCTGTCGGCATTGAGCACCGTTCCAGCAGTGTGGAACTGCAGATTGCCGCCACCGGTAGCCGGGGCCTTGAGGGTCGCTGACCCTGACGTAGCTCCTTTGAGAGCGACATCACCGTCGTTGAACGACTGAACCCCTGACCATGTGTTCGCGCCGTTGAGCAGCGGGATCGTGCCACCACTGGTGCCGGTCGCCGTAGAGCATCCCGTCGCGCCATTCGATAGATCGGCACAGGCGAAGGTCTGCGTCCCACCGAGCGACACCGAGTGCCCGGCGAGGGTCATGCTCGAATTGGCGAGCGCCGTGTTGGCTACGGTCGCACAAGTCCCAGCCCCCGCCGTCGAAATGGCGGAGATGAACTGATTGGTGCAGGTAGTAGCCGCTGGCAGTGGGGCAGCGAACCACACCGAATCCGGCGTCAGGCTGATCGTTACAGTGCCGGTGAAACTGACCTTCGAGCCAGAGTTCGATGAGGCATAGACCGTGGTGCGAGCGAGCGTTGGGCCAACCGAGGAATACGTCCCCAAGCCCTGTTCCCAGTCGCCGGCCGTGTCGGTTGCGACATACTGAGCGGTATTACTGTTGCCGACAGTCGACCACGCCTGCAACCCGGTTGGCGGGGTGTTGAGCAGGACGAAATCGGAAGTGCCGGCCGTAAGTGACGTATCCTGGACGCGGTCAACCCAAATCGGGCCAGCCGCAAGGGCTGGCACCGAGAGGAGCGCGACGACCGCGGCGAGGAGGAGGCGCTTCAGCATCAGGCCGCCGTGAGCGTGAGAGACGAGGCCGCAAACGATGCGGTAACACCAGACGGCACCGACTGCTGCGTGATCTTGCGGACCATGCCGTCGCCGGTTCCAGTAGTGTTGACACCGACGTTGAAATTGTCACCGCTGACGCCCGCGACCGTCAGGGCCCCGGCAAACGACCCACCAGTGGCCGGGAGCGTGCCGCCGTACTTCTGGGTAACCACGACCGGATCACCGTTCGAATACCCATTGGCGGGGCTGGTAAATACGCCCGGGCTTGCATTGGTACAGGTAAACGGCAGCCACGAATAGTTGCCCAGATAGTCGCCGGAGATGTAGTTGCCGGAGGTCAGGGCGTCATAGACGCCGAACGCCACGACAGTGCCCCAGGAGCCGGTCGCCGCGGGGAAGGTGACGACGGCGCCATTGGTCACACTGGCCGGGGAGGTCGCGGGCTCAGCGCCGCTCGAGGCGGATGCCGCAGGCCATGCCGAAAACTGGATGCTGTCGCCATTACCGACGCCGCCGCCCGAGGCGTTGGCGCTCATGACGACCGTGGTGCCGGTGACCGATAGGACAGTCGTGCCGGCCGGAATGACAGAGGGCGCGGTGACGTCGGTGATCGTCATGCCGGGGACGATCCACGCCGGGGTCGATGCGAAATGGAGCGTCGCGTTGCCCGAGGCTGTAGTATTGTTGGTAGTAGCCGGGCCCGCGACCTGGACGCGGGCATAGGAACCGCCCGAGACTTCGGTGCCGCCGGAGCCAGCATCGCTCGGAGCGACCGTGAACAGCGCGAGGAACCGATTGACCAAGGCGGGCATAGCCGTCTGGCCACTCTCCCAGTTCAGGAGTGACTCGGCAGAAGAATCAGACAAGCCGGGCATCGGGTGCTCCGTTGAAAGGGTTTAAGCGAATTCGCGTTTCGCCTGTGAAGGAAGGGGCTGCATCGAGACGGTGCCGTCCTCGGCCATCGATAGCGTGAGGTTCTGGCCGGGCTGCACCGTCACGACAATTGCGTGCCTGAGAAGCGCAACGGCGGTGCTGCAGAGCATCGCGGCGCGGAGAAGCTTACTGCTGGACATAGGTCAGCACGCCCTGGACGTTCACGGCCGTCCCAGCGGTCACGATGCAGATGCCGGCCGAAGCGGCGCTCTTGAACACGGTCTGCGTGCCGCCACCATAGGTCACGGGGACGACCGCTGCCGCCGAGGTGAGATCACCATTGCCGAACGTGCCGGTGAGCGCCGTGGGGCTCGTGCAGGCGGCACCAGTCCCATATTCGAACGAGGCAAGATCAGCCGAGGTAGCTGACGGTGCGATACTCATGGCGAAGCCGCAGACATAGACCGTCGTCGACCCGCTGACCGCAACAAGGCTGGTCGTGGTGGCCGAAGTGACGCTGATCGCGGCACTGGATTTCGCGGCCGAGGTGCACGGGTCCGATGTCCCGACAATCCAAGGCGTCGTGCCCTGATTGGCGGTCACCGTCCCCGGGATGGTTTCGGCGGCGGCGCCGACAAGGTTCACTGGACCCGTGGCCTGATAGACCACGAACGTCGCCGTGCTGCTCGCCGTGATGCCCGCGATGTAGGTTGCCGTATTCGCCCAGACGGTGAGCGCCATCCCGGCCTTGATCAGCGTCGAGCTCGTCGTCGCAACGACGGTCGAGTCACCGAGCGCCATATAGGCGTCCGCGGTGCCGGTGTTGAAGACGGTTACCGCGCCATAGGGGATGATCGTGGCCGGAAGCGCCACACTGGACGAGGAATTGGAGACGCTGAGCGTGGTCTGGCCACCAAGCACCGAATAGGGAGCCGGAGTAGGTGTCGTCTGCGCATAGGCAGGCACCAGCATCGCAAGGCCCAAGGCTAAGGCGGCGAGTAGACGCTTCATGTCCGAGTCCTTACGAGTTCAGTTGGGCCACAATGGCGATCTTCACCCACTGGCTCCAATGTTCGAGCACATAGGCCGCGAGCCAGGTATTGCTTTCCGGAACGCCAGGAGTGCCATCGGGGAAGATGATCAGATCGCCGCCCTCTTGCTGGGCGCGCACGAGACCTTCGACCTCACCCGACAGATAGATCGCCCGTCTAGTGCCGGAGATGTTCAGCCCGTCGAGCAGTTCGAGATCCCGATAGGTGAGGGACTGGACCTGCATCCGGGCAGTGAAGGTCGCGTATTGGGGAACACGCGACCCGTCCGGATTGGTGGTGTAGCCGGTCGAGCGCTGGACCGTGGCCAACACAAACGGGTTGACCGCGGAAATGAGGCCGCTGGCTATTTGATGCAGGTTCACCAGGTCAGGCTTTGTCGCCGGCTGCCACACCGGCAGCTTCGTTCATCGTCGTCTTGGCGTCGTCGGCGGCCGTGTTCATGGTGGTCTTCGCCTTATCGGAGGCGTCGTTCATCACGGTCTTGGCCGCGTCTACTGGCACAGGGGGAGCCCCCGTCTGGGGGACCGGTGGCTTATAGGCGACCTTGTCGGGCCTGCCCAAACGCCAGTCGTCGAGCATCGCCTGCAGGTCGTTCCGGTTGTCCTCGACGAACTTGATCGCAGGCCCGGCGAGGGTGAACTTCTTGATAGAGGCGTCGAGGTCCATTTTCGATGTCCTTTGGTTAGCCGGTGAACGACACGCTGTTCAGCTGCCCAGTCGCAGCGCCGGCCGAGGTGGTGACGAGCATCGTCAGTTCGAGCACGACATGCTGGCCCGGAGTGAGGTTCGTGCCAGTCACCGTGAAGGTGTATGGCGCCGCGGTGCCGGTGAACTGCTGGGCCGCAGAGGTGGTGACAGCGGCCTCAACGCCAGCCGTCTCGGTATAGAGCTGGGCTGTGATCGTAGTCGAGGCACCAGTGACGGTGCCGGAGCCGGTGTAATTGGCATTGACCACCACCGGGATATTCGCGCCGGCCACATAGGTCGTCGGGAGGTTGAATTCCCAGATTGCCTTATCGGTCTTGGCGCTCGATGAGGTAGCCTCACCAGTCAACACCAGCGACGTGCCGGCCACGCGCGTCACGCCAACGGTGCCGGTCGGGGTGCCCGGGGTGGCCGTCATCGGCACACCGAGGTCCGACTTGGCATCCGTCAAGGACAGGTAGCGCGTGATCGGTGCGCCACCACCAGGAACGTAGGTCTGGGCCAGACTAATGAGCTGGCCGTTCGCGCCGGGCTGCTTGAGGATGGCCTGATAGAGCGCGCCACCGGCAACCGACTGGGACTGGGTGTAGAGCTCGGAATTGATCCCTACGCTCGCCGTAGGGGCCGGTGAAGGCACCTGGTCGAGCAGGAGGGTCTGCGCGAACGCCGGAGCGGCCACGAGCAGCATGAGCGCGGCGCCGGCAAGCGCCTTGAGCAAGGTCTTCATTCGGATTCTCCTTGAAGGTCGGCCGGCGGCCGGGTTTACGTTTTTACGTCGTAGTCGACGGAGGCCAAAAGATGACCCGTATCGACCAACGGTTTTGATGACCCCTTGCGGGCAATCGTAGCTGGCGCCAGAGGCGGCGACACAAGATCGATGATCGACTGCTGTATTTGGCCCTTCACCGCCTCGCCCGTTTGGGCGAGTGTCTTGGCCGCGTCGTAGTCATTGGCCTTCAACAGCGCCGCAATCGCGGCAGGCCACTCCGGGCCCTTATTGGCGATTGTCGAACGAAAGAACGGCCGGGGCGGAATTCCCGCGCGGGGAGCTCCGAATTCTTGGATAGCAGCAATAGTCGCGACGTGCTCTCCGGAGGGGTACGTCGAATTTTCTAGGAAGCCCACGTCGACCTCTTTGGCGCTCGAGGCTCGTTTCAGGATACCGTCGAGCGTGGCCGTGAGGCGCTCACCGCCGGAGAATTCAACCATCGGTCTCTCTCAGCCGAACCGGACCCATCGAGTCCTTGTTCTGGTCGGCCCACGCCTTCCAGAATTCCTCGTCGACCTCGTTGACGCCATTGTGCAGCGTGACCGGATCACCGATGGGTTTGGCGACAGGCTCACCGAACGTCGGCGGGTCGATCTTGTAGCGGCGCAGGACGATCCCAGACGGGGCGTCGCAGATCACGCTCACGGTCTTTTTGTCAGCCATCAGAGCCTCACTGGTTTAGCCACGGGTTGAACCAGCGCCGCGGCCCCGGAATGTAGCGCATTGTGCGCATGGGAGCAGTGGCTACCCAAAACATGCTTCCATAGCGCGTCTGGTTGTACCAAGCGGCCTCTGGTGTAGTCGGGAAGTCGGTCCCTACCGAAACGCTGCCTTCTGTCGCCGAATTAATCCTGCCGACCAGAGGCGAGGTAGGTTGCGTCGTCGACCCGTAGAGCAGTTGGCAGATATGGGCGACCATCAGGTTGAGCAGATTGGTCTGCGTCGCGGCAGTGGTCACCGGACCACCGCCATCGTTGCGGCAATACTGCTCGGCCAAGGGCAGCACGACACCTGTCACCTGTGCCTCAGTGATCGCGCCGAACTCGGGGAAGAGGCGCGACCACGGGGCATACTGGAACGCAATCTGGAACCCCATCAGGCAACCGGTGCGATCTTGGGCTGTTCGTCGGCGGTCTTGATGCCCTTCGGGACGCGGCTGGGATCGATCGGCTCGAGGCCATTGCGCACCGCCGCAAATTCCCGAACGAAACCGCGGATCATGTCGGCCTTTTCGGCACCGAAGATCAGCTTGTTGACGACGACCGGATTGTCCGCATTCTGCTTCATCCACAGATCGAAGGCATCTTTGTCGACGTTCTCGGTGTAGGCGTAGCTCGAACCTTCGGCCACAGGCTGGACCGTCACACCCTTGTGCTTGGTGAGATAACCGCGGATCACGATCTGACCCGGGCGAACCTGGGCTCGCTTGACGGTGCGGGTCCCTCCGCCAGGAGTCTGCTCGTCCTGATCGACCTGATCGAACAGGCGCAGAACGAGACCATGTGGAAGCTTACACGCGACCGTAATCGTGCCAGACATTTAATTCTCCGATGTTGAGGGGTTTTGGAGGCGTCACGAATAGACCAGTCACCGGCCACGGCGACGTGCGCCGAAACACAGAAACCACGTTCTATCGTCGAGCCCGAAGGCCGCCTGATCTAGACGGATAGCATGTAAGAAGAATAGCAGAATTCTCCTTATATGCCAATCATTTGCGCGATTCCCATTGGCATCCTGATCACACTTCCCCAAGTACCACTCGTCATCTTCTTCTTCCACGCGGACAACTCGCGGACGATCGGGTGAGCGCGGAGCTTTTCGTTGAAGGCGCAGTAGCCGACCTTCTGGCCACCGATCGAGTCCATGATCAGCTGCACTTCATTGCCGCCGCCGACGCCGACCGGGTTGGTGCTGGTGATGGCCCCGTACTGAACTGCGGAGATTATCCGCATGTTGGGGAAGTTCTCCTTGAGCAGGGCCTTGACGTTGACACCGAAGGAGTTGGTCGCGGTCAGGGCGCCGAGAGACTGGGGCGACAGCGCCAACGTCATCTTGGCATTGGCGTCGATCTGGTCCTGATCCTGGTCGATACCGTTGGTCTGCGAGAGGACCTGAATCCACAACGACTGGATGTCGGCGAAAATCTCGTTCGCGGTGGCGACGATTGCACCGTTCAAGACCCACTTCGTGCCGCCATAGGCTTTGATCGCCGGAGTGAGGGCGGCCGACAGATTGGGATCGTTGAGCAAGCCGTAGTTCTGCAGCCCCACCACACCGCTGAAGTAGGTCTGGTTGAGGAACCGCGCCAGCACGGTCACGGCGGCACCGTCGACTTCGCTGACCCAGTTGACGCGCCCGAGGCCGGCTCGAGCGATTTCGAGCTCGCCGTATTCCGGGATCGTCTGGAACAGATAGGACTGCCGCTGCGGCCACGCCACGTTGGAGCCGGCGTGCCCGTTATCGTTGTAGTCGCCATAGGACGACACTTCGCCCACTGCTTCGACCGTCGGGAACATGGCGGTCTGGTCGACCCATGTGCCCTTGCGCGTCTCGCCGAAAATCTCGGCGGCGCGGGTCGGCGCGAACAGGATGCGATAGACATCCGGGTCGATCAGCGTCGTGAGGAACGCCGGGATACCGGAGTTTGGTCCAGTCGACAGCGTCGGCTGCGCGTCCATCGCAAGGTAGTTGCGGCGGAACTCATCCGTCACGTAGCCCTTGGCCTCAGACTGCAGATAGATGCCGGCGGCTTCGAACATCGCACGGTCGGTGGTCCAGGCAGCTGCGGCTTCCTGAAAATTCTGGAATTCCATTTTGGTTTACTCCTCAGGTTGCCGGCATACCGCCGGGACCGATTTGGGGTTGAAGGGAGGTATTAGCCCTGCGGCCAGGACGTGATCTTGACGAGTTCGCCAGGCAGCGCCGTGCTTGCCGCAATCCACTTGGTCTCGACGTTGGTCGCGCCGGTCAGATTGCCGGACGCGCCGCTGTTGCTGCTCTGGGTCAGATTGACCGCAGCCGTCGACCCGCTCGCACCCGCTCCGGTGATGAACTGGGTGATGACGGTGCCAGCCGTGACGCCAGCCGAGGCACCGGTCAGGCTGTCGCCAACACCGAAGGTACCCGAGCTCACAGTGGTGAGGGTCAGCAGACCATAGGTCGCCGTGATCGCCGTCGACGCCACGGTCTGTTCGGGGATCGACACCGAATAGGTGCCGTCACCGCCAGGGGTGCCGGTGAGCTGCTGGCCGATGGTCGTGCCGGACGCAACACCAGTCCCGGAGATAGCCGAGCCCGGATAGATCGTGCCGGTGACCGCGCCGGTAACCGTCATCACGTCATTGGCGATCGAGGCCGTGAAAGATGCGGTTTCAGCCGCAATCGACCACGAGGTCGACACAGCACCAGCCGGAGCACCGGTCGCAGCGAACGTCGCTTTGCCGTCGGCAAAGTTGGCGTAGGCTTTCTGGCCAGGAACCGCAGTCGTCGCCCCGTTGTTCTTCACCCAGAAGTCGCCCTCTTTGAAGAGCGTGATGGGGAAGCCGCCAGGGACCAGCATACTGGTTTCCTGCAGGTAGACCTCGATGAGGCCCTGCTGCTCGCGATGGACGAAGCCCGCGACCGGGCCACCACCGAAGTTGTTGACCACGCCTGGGGCGCCGTCGGCATCGACATTCTGATAGCTCGTCCATGCGAAGCGGCCGACAGTGACGCCCGCAAGACCGCAGATAAGGGCACCCGGGCCCGCCAGAACCGTCGCACGGGGATTCGTGCTCGCGAAGTCGCCTTCAACCCCCGGAGAGGGCTGATAATAGGCCTGCTGCTGGAAATTTGCGGACATTTTGTCAGCGCTCCAATTGAAAAAAGGGAGCCATCGCGGCTCCCTTGGGTTGAGGGAAGGTTAGGCGCTTAGAGCGTCTTGACCTGGTGATCCTTGGCTTCGGGGAAGCGGCTGAAGAAGCCGCTGGCCGCCGCAGCGTCAGTGGCGATCGTCACCTGCCGAGCGCCAGAGCCGGGGAGCGGCTGCGCCTTGAGGATGGCGCGGTAGGTGCCAGCCTCGTGCGGAACGTCGACGAGGTCGACATGCATGGCCACCAGAGCGGTCTTATAGACCTCGGCGGCACTATCCATCGCGACGGCGATCTTGCCGATGTAGGGGCGAACCTCTTCCTCGGCCTTGCGGATATCGCGCTCGACCTGACGGGCTTCGGCGACGGCCTTGGTGACGGCGGCGTCCATGGCCTTGCGGTCCTTGGCGGACTTGTCCTTCGCCTCGTCCTTGTCGGCCTCTTCTTTGGCCTTCTTCTTTTTCTTTTCTTCCTCGTCGTCGTCTTCGTCCATGGCTTCCTGGTCGTCCTTGTCCCAAAGGGCGTCGCAGGCCTTCATGTCGTCGGCGCTGAGTTTGTCCTTGAGGAATTCGTTGACGCGCTTGCGCGGGTCCATCTCCTCGTCTTTGGCCCTCTTGCCCATCGGCACGCCGGCATTCGGATCGAGGTCTTCGCCGAGCTCGGTCGATTCGAGCGCGTCGAGCAGTTCGATCATGTCCTCGAGGTCGGCATCCTTGGCCAGCTTGCCCTTGGTGAGCTTGGTCACGCCATCGGCGATGCCGGCACGGCTATCGGCGTAGTTCTTGCCGGTCACCTTGGCCAACAGCGGCGTGAGGTCGATCTTGGTGTCCGCGGCCAACTTGGGCTTGAGGAACACAGTGAGCGCACCCTGCACGAGGGCCGCTTTGCGGGTCAGAAGAGGCTTTGCGGCCATCTCAGGGTTCTCCTTGATTGCTGAATCGCCGACAACGACATCGGGCCCGGCGCGGCCTTGAGTTACGAGGGCGACGTGATTGCCGACAATGTCGCGCATCACGCCGTCATAGGGTTCGCCCTCATAGCTGCCGGGCGTCATATCGGCCCGGTAGCGATAGGCGGACGAAAGTTCTTTCTGCTTACCGGACTCGATAAGCTCGATCGCCTCGCCGTCCCAGATGGAAAGCGGGGCCATCAGGTAAGGTGCTTCGAAAACCACGTCGTCGCCGATGGCGCCGATCGTGATCTCCCGATGCGAGTCCTCGGCGCTGACCGGAATGTGCTCCATCAGCAATTGCTTGCCGGCGAAGGTCGGCGCGGCCTTGGCGAGCTCCACCGGGTCGCGGAGGAGCATGTAAACCTTTTGCGGATCGAGCCCCATGGACTCGGCGTCCGCGATCTCGTGGCCCCAGTAGGGGCAAATGTTCGCCTTGCTGATCGGGGTCATCTCGACGAAGAGGTGGCCATCCTGATCGATGCGGCGAACGCTGTCCCGATCGAAGGCAATCGCCCGCGGCCGATCGGCCGAGGCGCGATCGAACGCCATGGCAGCGTCCTGTGCCGGCATGGCTTCGACTTTGGCTCGCACCCAGCCGGCGAAGTTCTGCTTGAGCTCGTCCCAATCCGCCGGGAACATCGCGCCCGCCAGATCGAGACTGAGACGGCGCTCGAGCGTCTGCTTCACTCCGGGATGGAGCGGTGCCGGCAACTGATCGAGCGGCACCCAGGCAAATCCCGAATGCTCGTCGCTCAGCGTCGGCGCGAATTTAGTGTCACTGGGCTGCGCGAAGGTATGGAACGCCATGCCCTTAGGTGTCACGGCGCTATCGAGCAGCTTACGCGGCGTCAGCGGGATCGAACCCACCTCCTCGCCAGCTTCGCGGGCCGCAATAGCCTCAGGGGCTTCCCCGGGCTCGCCCTTGCCACCCGGCAGATCCCAATGGCCTGCCCAGTTCTCATCGCCTGAGCGGCGACGGAGAAGCAGGATGTCACCGTCGGGCGCCACGAACATGATGCCGGACGCGAGACCGTTCACGGCATCCTTCGCGACGAATTCTTCCCCGACGGCTTTGGGGATTCCGAGCGTCGAGTGACCACTGGCCGCTGCGAACATCGCTTTGCGTTGAGCTTCCGAGACGGCTGGCATCAGGCGATCGGCTTCACAATGCTGGTCTGGGGAAAGTAGCGGCCGAACTGGTCAACGGGCATGCCGACATTGATGATCAGGCCATCGGACTTGGCGCGGTTCAGGACTTCGCACACTTGATCCAAGAGGGGGAGGATTTCGGCGCGATAGGCTAGGCCCCGATCGTAATCCGTCTTGCCGTTCAACTGGACAGCTTCCATCAGATTGCCCTATCCGTCATGACGCCTTGCGGATTTGCCGGAGTGGTCACCAGAAACCTCGTTTTATCCGAGTAATCCTTGTCTACTTCCATCGGAACGGCTGCCGTTTGCATGACCCCTAGTTTAGGAGTGCATGCCGCCAGCGCCTTGTCCTGAGACGAGTAGATGCCGTCGATCTCTAAGCCATCCGAACCGATCCGCACGACGACCCAGACCTGCATCAGCTAAACCCTTTGATCACCGGCCGTCCCACGCACCGGCAGTTGATCAGCTGCCCGGGGAGTATGTGCTCGCCAACATCTGGATCGAACCAGCCCTCGGCGATCTTGTAGCGCGTCTTTTCGCGGCCTGCCTTCAAGTGCGTCGGCCGCGGCTCATGGCCACCGCCAGAATGCGTCCAGATGGCTTCCTCGAACCCGACTTCAATCTGCCGAGCCCGGACCATGCTCGAGGTCGCGAGGTTGTTCTGTGTGCGCGCGATCAGCGCCGCGCGCCGGTAGGTGACGCCGTAGCGATCCTGCAGTTCTTTGGTCAGCATGCCGAGGTCGCGCCCGGTCTGCACGGACCGCATGACCATCCCCTCGATCTCTACGAAATACTGAGCGGGGATCGACTTTATTAGAGCGACATTCTGATTGAGCGTCGCATTGAACACGTCACGCATTGCCGGCGTCATCTTGAAGGCGACCGTGAGGCCGGCATCCTTCAGGATTTTGCGCAGCGCGTCGGCGGACCGTTTGTCGCTGGCCTTGGCGAACCAGGCGGCGAGCTTCGGACCCGCCTCGTCGAACTTCTTCTGCCAGCGCTTGGAGAGTTGCCGGATCGAGCGCTTCAGCGCGTCGGCCGGGGTTTCGTCAAGCGCGATCGGCTGGTTTGCCCGGTAGGACGCCCGTAGCCAATAGACCGTGCTTTCGGACATCTCCTTGATCAGGCTCGAGAGCCTGCGCTGGTACTCAATCTGAATCCCAAGATTCGGGTGAATAGGACGAAGCAGTCGCTCTTTCTTCAAACGAGCAACCCTTGGCGCCGCGCCCATTCAATCGGGTCCTTCCTGCCCTTAGACAAATTGCAGGCCGGGCATAAAAGCTGAATATTCGAGATGAAGTTCGTTCCCCCAAGCACCAGCGGAACGATGTGATCTTCGTGGTAACTGTCTAGAATATTCTTTCGACACACCGCATTCGCGCATCGGTAGCGCTGCTTTTTGATCAACTCTCGGATCTGCTCCTGAGAGTGATAGCCTGCCGCTCCCTTGCGTCGAGCGTAGTTATTGCGGCTATTTTCTTTGAACCGCTCTGGATGGGCCAGATAATACCGTTGCCTTTGGGCGCGCTTGAGTTCCGGGTTCGCTGCGACGCGCGCTGAGGTCTGTTCTAGAACCCGATCACGGTGTTCGCGATACCACCTCGCGCCGTAGGCTTTCGCTCGCGGAGTCTTGCTCTTCGCTCTGTATTTTTCCGGATTAGATGCATACCGCTTACGGTCATCCGCTCGGCGCACCTCGCGATGGGACGATACCCACGCAGAATTATTCACGGCGTGACAGGCACGACATTCACAACTGCTTGCGTATCTAAGCGCCAGATGACCTCGACTACATGGGCGGCCAGTGAAGTAAAATACGTCATCAGCGGCTTTTGCTGCGCTGCGAGTGACAATCGGTCCATCATATGGGACATAAGGGGCAGCCATTCGGGCGCTTCCTACGCTCGTTTCGGTCAGAGGTCGCTAGCGCTTCAACGCTCGGCGGCCTCGTCATTTTTATAGCATCCATAAGCTCTGGATGGCTACAGATTCCTTGGGCATTGAACTCCATCGTCACCGGTTCAGCAGCTGCAGCGATCATCTCGAGCAGGTTGATGACCAAAGAAAATCGCAACTTTCTGCATCAGACATATTGACAGGCCCGGACAAAACGTCCTATATAGGGTCATAGAGCGAAAGGGGACGAAATGTTCACAATTGGCAGTGGCGCGACTTGGAAGGGCGGCAGTTTCTACAAGCCAGTCGAGGAGATCAGGGACGACGGTAAGGCATACGCGACCAAGTTTGACGTGTGCTTCGGCGGCGGTTTCAGCGGTCTCGATTTGAAGGCGGCGGCCGACGAGGTTGCGGCTTGGGATGGAGCGACGGCCGGCAAGTATATCCAGATGGCAGATTGGGCGAAGACAGCCTGATCACACAGGAGAAACAGAAAATGAAAGGCTACTACGTCACGATGCAGCGTCAGGTCCTCGGCGGTGTCAAGACCGCCTGGCTACTCGGACCGTTCCCGACCCACGAGCTGGCCCTCGCGCAAGTCGACGTTGCTGCAACCAAGGCCGAGCAGATCGACCCATGGATGGCATTCGACGCCCGCGGCACGACGGCACTCACCACCGACAAGCTGCCGCCCGGCAAGCTGAACCAGTTCTTTCCACAGATGATGGCGGCGTAAGTCGATTTATTTCACAAGACATCTTGTCAGGCATAGACATTATGTCTATATCAGAAGGGTAGGAGAAAGGAGCACGAAGTGAGCAAGATACCGGCGGTCACGATCAAGAAGCTGGCAGCCGCCCTAGCGACCATCGTCAACTACACCGCGAGCATTAAGCCCGCGAACCTGAAGAAGGCCCAGGCCATGCTGGACGTGATCAACATGACAGCAGCGAGCGCTTTGGATGCGGAGAAGGAGGCACAGTGATGCGGACGCTTACGACTAGCCCGTGGGGCGCAGTTCAGGACCAGAAGGAGCTCGCTCCCGGGATCATTCAGGTCTGGACCGCGAGTCACGGCGGAATTTGGGTCGAGCCCGCCAAGTGGGCGACGATGCCGATCAAGACGACCGGCTACAGCGAAGACGGGTGGTTCGAGGAAGACTGCGATTGGGCGCTGGTGGCGCTCGCCTTCCCCGAGGCATTCGATGCCAAGAGCCTCGCCTACGCCGAGAAGATGAAGGCAGGCGATTACTTCAAGCAGATGGGAGTCCAGTGATGGCTTACACAGTTCCGGCGAAGGTCGTCGACTTCGGACGTTGGGTCCCGAAGGGGTCGATCAAGATCGCCGACAAGAAGAGCGATGCAGTCGCCTATCTCTACGATGGCGGCTCACAGGCAGCGGTCGGGGGCAAGCCCGTTCCGTGTGCCCGGGTATTCTACGGCAAGCAGCGGAAGCCCGTTGCAGCCTATCAGTTCCCCACTGAGGCAGCCCGTGCCACGAAGGTCGGCGAGCTCTTCGCCGGCCGGCAGGCGTGGGGCGTGCGGAAGGCCGATCGGAAGACCGCCCAGATCGCCGCAGCCAAGGCCGGCAACGTCGAGGTTGGCACCTATTTCTACACCAGCTGGGGCTACGATCAGACCAACATCGATTGGTATCGGGTCGAGCAGCTGATCGGCCAGACCATGGCGCTGGTCGTGAAGGTCGCCGCGATGGACGCAAGCAATGGCAACGAGGTGTCGATGACTGGCAAGAGCGTGCCGAGCGACCAGCCGTGCGGCCAGCCCTTCAAGGTCCGGCTGAACGGCGACGGCTTCAAGGTCAACGGCCGGTATTACGCGAATCTGTGGGACGGCAAGCCGAAGAATTGGACCGCATACGCTTGACCCCGCCAGCGGCGCCCGATGCGGTGCCGCTCACAGGATCAACCGGAAGGAGAACACAATGCCCAGGATGGACTACGATGCACGGCAGGCCGCTCGGCAGGAGCGGCTTGAGGCTAGGGCCGACAAGTTGACCAAGGCCAGCGCCGCCGCCTTCAAGAAGGGCGACGACATGTTTTCGATCATCCCGTTCGGCCAGCCTATTCTGGTCGGACACTACAGCGAGGGCCGGGACCGGCGCTATCGGGCGCGGGCCGCAGGCCAATTGGACAAGGGCGTGATGCTCGCCAAGGAGGCAGGCAACGCAGCAGCAGCCGCGGCGTCGATCGGCACCGGCGGCGTGAGCTCGGACGATCCGAACGGGATCGAGAAACTGACCGAGAAGCTTGCCGGGCTCGAGGCCAAGCAGGCGAAGATGCAGGACGCCAACAAGGCAGTCCGTAAGGGCGACCGGGCCGCCCTGATCGCGCTCGGCTTCACCGCAGCCAACGCCGAGCAGGTCTGCACGGTGCCGGTATGGGGCACAAAGCTTTGCGCCTTCGAGCCCTACCAGTTGCAGAACAACGGCGCCACGATCCGGGCGACCAAGGCGCGGATCGAGCAGTTGAAGGCCGCGGCCACGGTCGAGACCAAGACGATCGAGACGAACCTCGGATTCGAGGTCATCGAGAACGCCGAGGCAAACCGGGTGCAGATCATCTTCCCGGGCAAGCCCGACGAGGCCACCCGGACGATCCTCAAGGGCGCCGGCTTCCGCTGGTCGCCGAGCGAGGGCGCCTGGCAGCGGTTGCTGAACAACGGAGCTCGGTGGGCAGCGCAGCGGGTTATCGCCGAACTGACACCGAAAGAAGCCGTCTAGCTCACTTTATTTCATCGGACATATTGTCAATACCGGCAATATGTCCTACATCTGGATAGTCAGAACGGAGGACTCAGATGGGCAAGGAATACGTCATCAAGAAGCTGGTCGCGGGCACGAAGCTCCCGACCTTTCAGACCCTCGGCACGGTTAAGGGACCGTTCCAGTTCCCGCGCTCGAGCGCTGCGCTGGCGTTCCTGATCGATCAGGTCAACGCCCGCAAGGCCATCGGTATCTATCCGATGCCCGACGAGGACAACCCCGGCTGTATCGATGTCATGGTCGACTTCGGCGGACCGGTCGAGCAATACGCAATCGAAGGGAGGACGTGATGCAGATTTACGTGATCCAGAGCGGCACGATCGGCGATCCAACGAGCCCGATCCCGGCATGGTGGACCGGCAGCGGATGGTCGGCGGAGCGGCCCAACGCGATGGAGTTTCCGTCCTACATGTCGGCTGACGTGCAGTTGAAGATGCTGTTTCGGTCGCCGACCAGCAACAAGAATTTCGTCCATATGGCCGAGATCATCGAGGAAGAGAAGGAGACCATAGCTTGAAGATCGAACCGCTCAGCCAGATCACCGTGACCGCCGATATTTCGCGGCCTGTGCTCCACATGACGTGGGCCGATTTCGGCTTCACGATCGGCGCCAAGGACCCCGTGCTCGCCGAAATCAAGGCCGCGCTCGAGAAGGGCGACACCTACACCATGCCCATCCAAACGACGTCCGTCTTGATCGCCGCGAACGGCAAGGTCTCAAAATATCACGGCGATTGGAGCAAGTCGAAATGACCAAACCAAAACCGATGTCAGCGGCAGAATTCGCCAAGTCGCTGGCGACCCTAGAACTCACCCAGCGAGCAGCAGGGCCGCTCCTAGGGGTCGACGAGCGCACCATCGCCCGATGGTTCCACGGTCACATCCAGGTCCCGCTCAGCGTGACCTACCTGCTCCGCGTGATCATCAGTTCCGGCACGACGTTCGAGGCCGTCACGAAGATTCCTTCGTATCCGCCTCGGGCTTGATCTTGCCGGCTTCAGCTTTGGTCCGGGCAACGAATTCCGCCCGGGCCTTTTTTGCGTCTGGCGACGTCATGGCGTCGAACTTGTCAGGGTCCGGCGCTCCAGTGTCGTTCTCGAAGGCGTCGTCAGGGATCGGACTACCGTCCTTGAATTTATACCCGTTCATCGTTCTCACCGGCCACGCGGCGTGGCTTGTCGCCGGAGTTGTTATCGTAGACCGCCCATCGTTTGCAAATGGGAATGATCGCGTCGAAGTTCTTTTCGTTGTCGACGTTGCCCATGATCACCTCAGGCGGAACGAACCGACCCTTTTCGCCGCCGCGGACAAACCTGCCCATGGCGCGCTCGGTGGCCGTCTCCGGAGAGGCGTACATGTAGAAGGCGTGGATGTCGTGACCAGCCGTCTCGAACTGAGCAATTCTGCCGGCGGCGCTCTTAGAGCTCTTCAGCGTCGCGTCGAACACCACGTGGATGCCGAACGCGATCGCCATCTGAGCGGCTTGCTGGACGAGGTAGTCGGACTCCTCATGCAGCTGGGCCGCGTTCCAGCCCTCATACTCGGGCAGTTGCGACTTGAAGTAGTCCGCGTCGATAACCAGCGTCTTGCTGGCGTCGATCGGGCCATCCTTGCCGGTCAGCCAACTCTTTCCCGAACCACCGCGGCCTCCGAGGATCGTCATCGAAGGCTTCTCACCGGGCGCCGGTGTTGCTCGAGCGACGGACTCCGCCGTGAACAGGCCGGCAAGCACTCGATCGTGGATCTTGGCCCGCTCTGGCGACCAGGCGCCGTCTTCCTGCATGTGGCCGCCTTCGCTTACCGAAGCATCGGTCGGAACGACCTTGTCCAAGCGTGCTCGAGCAGCTGCGATCTTTTCGGTTGCGCCGGCCTTGGCGGCGATCTGGGCCGCCTTGGTGTCCCGTTCCGCGGTCGTCATCGGCTTGGGCTGATGCGTCTCGTAGAGGCTCGAGGCTGGCCGCTGAGCAGCGACTGCCGCAGCCGCCTTGGCTGCCGAAGCTTGGCGCTCCGACTTTCCCGATTTCTCGGTCTCAGCTTTCTCCTTGCCGGCGCCTTCGGACTTGGCCGGGTTGCCGGCACCCTCACCAAACTTCCCGTCATCGCGACGCGGATGCTTGCTTTCGGTCCAGTCTGCGTCTTGGGCTTTGCCGCCGCTGACCTCGGTCGCAACTACTTCTGGTTTGCCGCCCGATGGCTCCAAGCCGCCCTCGGTTTCTTCCTCGAGGAGGTCCGGCAGGTCGTCGACGTCAAGCCCTGCATACGGCGTGTCGGGATCACCAGCAACGCGCTTGCGGATTTCCTCAGGCGCCAGCACGCCGGTGTCGACGTGGATCTGATCGGTCTCGGCGTCGGTCTTCCTGACCTCGGCCGCGTCCTTTTCGCTCAGGGCCCACAGCGGCTCGAACTTGAAGCCGATCTGGTCGTCGGTCTCGCCCCACAGCGAATACATGACGTAGCCGAGCAGCCGGTGGATTTTGTCCCGGTACTGATGCTCCTGGCACGACGCGATGTAGTCGTAGAACGACCGCATCACGCCTTCGGAATCGGCGTTCAAACCGGCCGGCTGAATCCCGAGCAGTTTCACCGTCGGGATATGGCTGACCGAGGCCATGTGCTCTTGCGACTGCGCGACGAGTTCGGCAACGCCAGCGATCGGCGCCGAGACGTTCTCGAATTCCTCGGAATTCTTGTCGACGATCATCAGGCCCGAATTTGCACGGGTCAGGTTGAACAGTTCGGCGCGCTTGAACAGCTGCTGGCCGTCGCCCTGGATCGAGGTGGCGAGGTTGGACTTCAATACCCAGGTCGTGAACGCATTGAGCAGGTCGCTCGCGCTCTGCCGATTCCGCAGCCAGTTGTCGACGTAGGGCTTCGCCATCTGCGACAGCGAGAGGCCGCCGAACGAATAGGTCGGCTTCAGAAGGTCCGGAACTTCCCGGGCAATGAAGGTGATCAGCCGCGAGGCGTGGACGATATTTTGCTGCGCATACCACTGTTGTGGATTGTACCAGTCGTCCTTCAGTGGATTGTTCGAATTGTAGCTGGTCGGGTAGCACCAGACCGCTTCAACCGTCTTCAGCGACACGATCGGCTTTTTCGAGAACTTGGCCTTGCTGAGATCGTCCCAGCCGCCACCGATCGGCTTGTCGAGCTCCTTCGGGTCGTCGGTGTCGCCGGTGTCGATGTAGATGTGACCGCGGCCGAAAAACCCGTCCTGCTGGGTGGCACGAGCAAACATGTTGCGGACGTGCAGGCGCTCGAATTCGGCTTCGAGTTCCTTGATCCGGTCGGTCTTGTCGTCCTCGGTGTCCTTGGACGTGAAGCTGATCCACTTCCGGGTCATCTCCGTCGCAATCGTTTCGGAGATGATGCGGTATTCTGGACGCTGGGCGAGTTCCGACAGATAGGCGTAGCCGAGGAAGGTGACCCCCTCGGTAAAGAACGAGCCGATGATCGCCTGCGAGGCCCAGGACTGCGCCTGGATGATCCCGTCATCCATCGCCATGCCGGACTTGCCGGAGGCGGTCTTAGCCGGCCCTACGCCCGGCGGATGGGTCGGCAGGGTGAAGACCTGCGTCTTTTCCTGCTGGCGGCGCATCGTCGAGATGGCGACGTCACCGACGACCATGCCGTGATCGGTCTGCTTGAGCGTGAGCTCTTTAACCGGCGCAGGCTGGCGAGCCCAGAGCCTGCGGAACCAGTTCATCTAGTGCCTTCTCCCAGCGCCAGCGCGCAGGCTGCGCAGCAACTCGTCGGAAATCTCCATCGGCGGGTTCACCGCCTCATATTCGGTCAACACCAGCGCGTCGGCATAATCCGGACTCTGGATGCCGCGGGCGGCCAGTGCGGCCTTTTTCTCGATCACGATCTTGCCGCGCTCGTCCTTGCCCCACTTGACCAGAGAGAGCTGCAGGCAAAGCGTGTCGCTTTCCGGATCACCGCTGGGCAGTGCCAGGAGGTCCGTCAGGTCGGCGCTATGATCTTGGCCGCCCTTCCTCTGCTCGAGGAACAGGACATGCTCATGCGAACGCTGTGCTGCGGTGCGCACCATCCACCAAAGCTCGGCCTTCAGATTGCCGAACATCTCTTCCGAGGTTCGACCGTCTGGCCAGATGTTCTGCGTCGGCGGCAGGCCGGTGTTGACTGCCAACACCAGCAATCCCTTGGTCGGATTGTGCATCAGGGTCGACGACACACCGAAGCCAACACCAGGCGCATCGAAGTTCAGTTGGCTCGCGCCGTTTTTCTTGGCGACCTCGATGCCCCAGTGGGCAGTTTCGGTCGTATCCGGATCGGTTCGCGACTCCGGCGGCTTGACCACCGGACCCTTGCGAGGCACCGCGACGGACTTCGCCTTACCCGCTCCGACGTCCAGCCCGATAACCGCGGAGTTGGATGCCTTGAGCCTCGGTTCCAGCGCCAGAAGTCGTTTGCAGCTTTCGACCCAAAGGGCCGGAACGCAGATCCCGGTGACACTTGCCGAGTAGTCGATGTCGTATTCGGAGGCCCAGGTCGTCGGGTCCGAAAAGCTCGCCTCTTTGGCCTTGGCCCATTCCTCGGTCTTTCGAGGATCGTCACGCCAGTGCAGGCGGAAAATCTGGTGACCCTTAAGGATCGAGTGACGCTTACGGGCAAACAGATTGCCCATGCCATTCACCGACGAGACCCAGATCACGCAGTCCGTATTGGCGGACAGCGATTTCTCGATCCGCTCGGCGTGCTCGATGTGCGCCGCTTCGTCGATGAAGATGACCGTCGATCGACCAGACCGGCCGATTTCCTCGCCGCTGTCGCCCGTAATGGACGCCCCGGAGTCGGGGTTCAGCAGCTTCATCGATCGCGAGTGACGCGAAAATTCAAATCCGGGTGGCAGCATCTCCGGAGGCAGCCGGCGCATCATGGCGCGCAGCTTCTCAAAGAGGCTGTCCATGTTGCCGACTTCATCGACATTCCGCTCGAGGTTAGACCCGAACGTCGCCTTGAAGCCTGGACTATAGCGCCACTTCCATAGCGCTACCGCAAGGCAGAGATACGAGGCGCCGACATCGCGGCTCTTCTCGATCAGGCCTTCATCGTTCCGGTCGATCTGGCCGATCAGCCATTTGACGCAGTCGACCTGCTTGGGCCACAGCTTGAAGGGTAGATACCGCGGCGACCCATCGGACGGGCGCGGATCGTAAATCCACAGATAGGTCTGAATCCAGTAGAGGCAGCCGTCAACACCAGCCGCGCATTTTTCGTTTTCGGCTTTCCAGCTACCCTGGCTGGCCTCAATCCGTCGCTTCTGCCGTTGCGCCGCTAGTGCTTCCGACCAGCCCGAGCTTTTCGAGAATTGGAATGGCCGCGTCGAGAGCAGCGAGTTCATCTTCGGTCAGTCCGTCAAAGTCGTTGCTTGTGAGTAGCACGACCTGAACGGCACCGGAATGCTTATGCTGGTCGACGATCATGCCGAGCAGCTTAGCCTTGCCCATGGTCCCCTGGATCATGGCGTTGGACTGCTTTTCGCCTTTGGCAACACCGCGGGCTTCGTCGAGCTCCGCCACCAAGCTATCGATCGTGATCTCGGCCTTCTTGGCGCTTTTGGCCTGAAGTTCGGCGATCCGATCTAGAATGCTTTGGTTTGTTTTAAGCGTCGATGCGTTGCCGCGGTTCGGCTTATAGCCGGCCGTGACATAAGCCTCGTCGGCCGTTTTACCCTTGGCGAGCTCCTGAGCGAAACGCTCATGCCTAGCGTTTGGCAGGGCTGTCACGGGACAGTCCCTTTGAGGATCGCACGAAACTGCTCGCGACCGATGTCGCAATACATCTTCTTGATGATCGCCAATATGTCGTCAGTCAGGTCGATACCGTGAAATTCAAGACCGCCATGCGACAACAGCAGGGCGATGGAGCGCCGAAGACTTGGAGCAAGCCGCTCAACCATCTTAGTCGTCCAAGGCCGATAGACCAGTAGCCTTGTAGGCCGCAGGAATTCCTCGACCTCACGAACGGTCATGACCCCGCCGCGTTGCACATTGGTCAGGTTCTTTAACCCGATATGCTCGATCCTGCGTCGCTCAGCGTCGTACGCTGCAGCTTCGTCGGCAAATCTCTCGACGATCCGGTAGCTTACGCGAGCCCCCGCAGCGACAATGTCACGAATACGCTGACACTTCCTGCTGTAAAAGCCGCGTTCCGCCTCTCGCTCATGATCGTACATCCGTCGCCGCTGGCCTTTGCCGACGTAAAACACGTCGCCAGTGCGAGGGTCGATCAGTTCATAGACGTAGAATTTCATCCCGTCGCTCATCGGTTACCTTTTGGGGTCACCGGACGAAATTCGTAACCTACATGGGATAGGTCGGGATTTGGGGGTATTCGGCTCATTTGGTCAACGGGACTGACGGGTAGCGGGATGGAATTGGGTTTTTGACGGATTTGTGTCGAGTTCTCTTTACCCGTGGATAGAGCATGGCTCTGCGAGCAGTTTGAATTATCCCGATGAGCCTCAACCAAGTGCGGACGAGGCTTGACGGATGATCGAACACGTAAAAGCCGCCGGGAATACCGGTCGACGTCCTCACCACCAAACGCGTTCCAGCCGGAACATCACCATCCGGGAACCAAGTCACATGCGTATAGCGGACGTCGATCGTCATCCGACTCTCCCGTCGCTGAGCAGCGCAACCTGCTGACCCGCCATGACGTCGAGTCCAGCGGCCATCACGACGATACCGCCCTGTGCCCACTCGCCTGAGAAGAGAGCCACGCGCACGGGGGCGCCAGACGAGACGCTTTCTAGCGCGGTTCCGAAGAAGAAACCGTCGGGGATATATTTGGCCACTGGGCTGGTCTTGCGACGAATGACGGCCAGCTTCATCAGGCTATCGGCGCGCACGATTGCAGGCGCAGCGAGGACTGCCGCAGCCCCAAGGATAAATCCCCGACGTCCGATCATCCGACGGCGACCACGACCATGGTCTTGATCTTGGTCGGGTCGGCTTTACCGCCGAGCCAGTTCGGAGCGATGCGCTGCCACCAGGTGCGGCCGTCGAACGGGGATTCGGCGAGCGTGATGCGGTCACCGATCTTGAGGCTCTGAGCAACCCTCACCTCGAGCGCGCGGATGCGGGACTCCTGGTTTCCGAGCTCGACGACGGGGCCCGGTGCCTTGACGGGGCCCGGCACGACCACGTCGTTCACGTTCACATTGTCGAGCAATATCATCGGTCGGCCGGCGTTATGAGCGCCGACTAGCGACCCCGGGAAAATCTTCAGCATGTTCATCAAAACCTCCATAGTTCATTGCGTCTTCGCCGCATCGGTGAGAATTTCTCCGGTCTTTCGCAAGCACGCGGCGAGATGATTGAGCGCATCGAGGTCCAACCGGGGAGTCGCACCACCGTGCTCCGCCGAAAACACCGCGATAGCGTCAAGATCATCAGCGACATCGTCGTACGTCGCCATGCCACAGCCTTGAAGAACGGACCGCTGGACATCCGTAAGACCGCTCGGGGGCGGGGCGGCACTTGTAGTTACACCATTGCACGGCGCCACCGACAGACAGGCCGCAAGAACCACCTGAGCAAGAAGAATAGCTGCTGCCATCAGAAAACCTCCACCTCGAGCATATTTAGCCGATGCGCGATCATGCCGGCGGCGCGGTCACGGTGCCGTTTGAAGGTGGCGAGCGCGATCCGCTTGCGCTTGCAGAGATCGGTCGTCGACATGCCCTTGAGCTCGGCGCCTATCCACATAGACAAGCGGTCACGGAGTTCCGGCGCCGCGTCGAGCGGGCCACCCAGCCAACCCGGCTGATGCTTCCCCTCGAGGTCCCAGCCGGACACCACCATTTCCATGCGGGTGACGGAAATTCGGGTTCGATAAGGGGAGACGTTGGTCATCTCGGGGGGATAGTCGCCGGGCTCGGCATACTGGGGCCAGAAGGCCCTGAGACTTCCCGGGCCCACCTTGCCGCCGATCCGGTTGAGCATCCGGAAAGCGTCGACCATCGCTTCCTTGACCAGCTTGACCGTCCAGAGGTCTTGCGTCCCCTTGGCGTATTCGGGGACCTCCATCTGGAGGATGTGAAGAGCGGAGGCCTTCATGCTTTCTCCGGCACGATCGCGGAAAATAGATCGTCCGGGATTCCAGCACTCGTCACTACCTGGCGCATCCATTCCTCGAGCATGAGGCCGCGGGCCAGGGCGAGCTTGCTCAACACCTGCCGCTCGTAAGCGGTCAGCGGGACGGGAACGTAGATGGCGTTTCGTTGCCGACCGAAATCCTCGAGGTCGGCGTAGCGATATACCGCTCGTATCGTGTCGCCTGTCGTTCCGTCGTTCAGCGACCTAGCGATGTCGGTCGCCTGATGCCCTCGACCTGTGAGGAACCCGATACGGATCGATTTCTTGGTCGTCCATTTCGGCTCGAATGGGGGATGTCCTAATCTTTCCGGTCGACCATCCAGCGAGCAAAAATCACTCGATTGGTCGATCTCGTATGCGACGTCGGACATTGACGGCCTCAGTGCGGGAACAGGACTTTAGAAGATTTTGATCTAGAGGTCTACGAGAGCTACCGCCGCTCGATTTCATCGCAGGACACGGCTGGCCTGACCAGTGACGAGTTCCGCAAAGCTGGTGAAGTGGTGCTTCCATATGACCCTTATTATCAGGCTTGTCCGTAAGTGTCACGGCGTCTCTGGTTTGGCAATCGCGTCACGGGAGCGAATTGCGGCGCGGGCTGCGAGAAGTTCGTCGCCATAGTTGGGGCCTGTATATCGGCCGCCGTGGAGTTGCTGGAACGTAAACGCGCCATCGACGTAGGGTTTGCATTCGTCCAACTTGTCCACGAGCGCGCTCAGCGCCTCGCGCAGTCGGGTGAGTTCGGCTTCGGCGACAAGGGCGCGCTTCTCCATTTCATCAGTGGTCTGCCGAAGGGCCTTGGGCTCATCGATGGCACCCACCATACTGCCAGCCCACTCGTTGGCTTGATCGCGTTCACGTCGCGCTTCGTCCCTCTCGGCTGTTACAGATGCGAGAGAGTCAGCGGCGAGGCGCAGGGTATCGACCAAATAGGGCGCGTCAAGGACTCGGACGTAGCCGTCCTGCACATAGCGCGCGCCTTCCATCATGCGGCTCAACTGGATGACTAAGCCACGAAGGCACTGCTCGATCAGATCGGTGGGCTCGGTCATTTCGTCTCCGGGGCGAGGGGGGTGCGCTCGGCCGGGCTGTCGATGGTCATTGTCATTCCGCAGTGCTTGGGCCAGCCGTGACGAAGCGCGTGGGCGCTATCGACGCGCTCGGAGTGACCGCAAACAGTGCACCAGACGACGCCACGCTTAAGCTGCGGCACCTCGGCCGCGATGCGATCATGCAACCCCGTGGCGCGCGAAAGAATGGCTGGAACGTCGATGCTGGCCATCTACCTCTCCCGGCTGGGCGTATCTTGAGAGTTGGCAAGGGCGTGGATTTCAGCGGCAGTTTTGGCGTCATCGATGCTGCCGGCTTGTCTCGCGCGGCCGCCGGGAACGGCGTAGAATGAAACCCCGGCGTCGTCAGTCCATGCGTGATAGGCCCCCCTCGGAGTTGTAGCCTCGAAATTCGTAGGGCCGAAAAGGGTCCACGCCAGCACCATATCCCCTTGAGGGATGGCGAGGGCGGTGCGGATGCGACGGTCGTAGTCGGCTTGGGCAGCGGCTTTGGCGAGGTCGAGAGTGTCGTATTTGACTGGAGACGGAGCGCTCTGCTTAAGCCAATAAGGGCCAGAGCGGAACCACCAGATTTGGTAGTAGGCCAGCGGCGGGTTCGCGTGGATGGTGTGGAAGTCCTTGTCGTTGCCGGGATCGTCGCGCCACTCCAGTTCCTTGATCGCCACCGGCTGTGGGGATGCGTAGAGGGTCTCGACACATTTACGCGGGCCAGAGCACCAATGTGCATCAGCGCTGTTACCGGTATAGTTCCAGTATTCGCTGCCAATGGTTTTGTAGCGCCACGCCACCGGTTCATCAGACATTTGGCCATACCTCCCGCTTCATAATCAGTTGAATAAGACGGCGACTGACGTTGAAACGCCGCGCTAGACTGTGCTTGTTTTCCCCGCCGCTCGACGCGGCCCGGATTTCAGCCACGCGAACTTCATCCAACTTGGCCGAGGCGTTCTTCGTGCCGGCCTTGGAGCGGCCTTTGACTACCATGTCGCGGCTGTTGATCTGCGGCGTGCCCAGGAATAGGTGGTCTGGGTTGACACACGACGGATTGTCGCAGCGGTGGCAAACCAAGGTGTTGGCCGGAATCGGACCGCGAAACAGCTCATACGAGACGCGATGCGCTTGGAGACCTTTGCCGGCATGACTGAGATAACCGTAGGGCTTACGATCTGAATGAACGCGCCCTTCCCAAAGCCAACAGCCACTCATCGGCTCGGCAAGGTAGAGAGCGTTAAACTTTTCTTCCAGCGTCCTCATTTCTTCACCGGCTCGCTCTGTGCCTGCGGAGCGCGGGATGCGCACATGCGAGCCCACTGTTCGACGGCACGATCACGAGCGCCGGGTTCATCGGCAAAGGCCGTAGTCTGTGCCCAACATTTAACGCACTGCACGAATACCGTTCCATTCGCGGCAGGGTTGAACAGGTGACCTTCGCCACCACAAAGACAGGCTGGAAACTTGCTCACTCGTCGGCCCTCGCCATATCAATGCCCGCATCGATGGCCGCGCCGACCATCCGCTCTAGACGATCTCTTGGCGTGCCGCCTTTGCCTTCCTCACCGTTGAACCAGCGCACGGCTACGTCGTGGCTGAGTTCCTTCACGCGGTCGTCAGTGCGCCATCGGCGCAAGGTGTGGGCAGGCGGCGCCTCCTCGCTCGGCTCTGCCTTCGGGGCGCGCGGTATGGCGAGGGGAAGGAACGACTTCTCCGCACCCGGCCCCCAAACCTCGTCTCGATACGAACTGAGTCCTGGCGTCCCGTAGAGGGCCGCGCTAATCTCGCGCAACGTCTCAGCGAGTTGGTTCGGGCAATGCTCGCCGCGCTCAAATCGGTAGCACGTCGAGCCGCTGGAACTGGTGTGCTCGCAACCGGGGCAGCAGTCGATGGCCTTGACCTCGGCCGCGATATTCTCGGGAGCGCAGAGCGCCGTCGAGTAGTAGATCGCGAAGGTGAGCCGCGCCAGTTGGTCGACCGTGTAGGCTTCTGGGCGCACCACCCCATCCCCATCAGTGGGGAGCCGGGAGGCGCGGTCGAGCATGATGGCTTGCTCGAACGATTGGCCAACGGCGTCGAATTGCTCGGCAGTTAGCGTGCTGTTGAGGTGGTCCAGAACGAGGGTGAAGCGTGCCTTGTCAGCCAGCTTGCGCACGTCTGGCGGCACTATCGGATTACTTGGCATGGGGGTCCTCGGATAGAATGGCGTTCACGAAATTGCGCCGTTGGTGATGAAGCCGTGCCAGTGCCCGGAAGCGCTCGCGTCCACACTCGGCGTGACTGTCATGGTCGAGAAATCATCGCCGGTGACGGTCCACGCGAACATCTGTTTCGCCGGCACGATGTCGCCATGCGAGTCCGGATGAAGCTCAGCGAGGGCTTGGAATTGATCTCTAGCCTTGAGCGGACGGGTGGTAACGGATAGCCGCGTTTTCTGGCAATGAGGACAAAGGAACGTAAACCCGGCCAGCGACCTCTCTTTGTGGATCAGCGGCTCGCCTGTAGCGATGGGGCGGTCGAGAGCATCGAACCAGCGCGGATCGAGATCAGTCAGTCGCATTGCGGGGGTCCTCGGGTTTAGGTTTCGAGATAACTTTCGATCCACGCCGTTGCCGCCTCGGCATTGATTGCATTGCCGCAACCTCTGAGTCTGGCGACACGTGCGGGGGCACCGACAATGAGGGGAAACGAACCGACATCCTGCCAGCCGGACTGACCCCAGCATACCTCTGTGTAATGTGCCATGATTTGTGACAACTGTCGCAAAGGGTCTGAAGATTGCTCGTCTGGTTGTTCGTCCAGTCCTCGTCCACGTGATGAATAACAAGGCTCTGGGACGTACCGCAGAACTCGCAACGCAGTCCGAGATGCTTTCGAGCCTGCACGTTCATTGCCGATCGGGAACTTCCACCCTTGGTTTGAGAGTTGGCGCAGGAAAGCGAGCAGAAACGGCGCTTCTCGAACGCTGTCAAATCCTCCATCCTGCCGCTGTTCAGTATCTTCCGATGAAAGAAGGTCCCACAAGTTTCGCACTGCTTCGGTACCGTTTCTTTGATGCCGGAACGACCAACCTTCGACGGCTTTTTCAACTTCTCGAACGCTGCTATCCCGCACTCGTCCCAAACTTTGGGCAGACCCATCAACCATCTGCTGTGCGCTGGGTCTAACTGGCCGCCACTTTCCATCCCGGCAGAGGAGCCAGTCAGCATCTCGCCAGAAACCGTTATTCGGGCCGGGCCCGTCCACTCCGGCCACGTCGCCGGCAGCCCCGACCGTTGTACGTCTGACGCTATGATGCCGTGCGCCAGCTCCGCTTCCTGTTCCAGCCCTGGAGGTGAAGACTGTCCGCCCCCAGAGCGACGGCCATTGTCCGTTGATGGCGTCATCGCCCTGGCTGATTTCCGTTGCGTCTGGGCCGTGGGCGTTGACCAGCCCGCCAGCGCCACCGTCCTGCGGCTGCTGTCGTTGTTCCCCGCTTCGTTGTTGCCCTTCTGCGCCGGGGTGCCAGCCATCGGGGTCGGCCAGCCTGCCAGCTTCGACTGCGATGGCAGCATCTTCTGCATCTTCGCGCCGGGGTTGCCCGAGGCGTCGTCGTTGGCCGAGGGGGTCAGCCATGAGGCGAGAGAGGTCGCCGCGGTCAGGGTGTCGAACACTCCCCGGCTCCAGCGAACGCCCGAGCTCTGGCTGTCCGCCGACCGCGGCGTCGGCCACCCAATAAAGCCGGTCGCGGATGTGCGGAGCACCGACGCCAGGATCGCCGGAATGTGCCGCCCGCCCGGCGTCGTCCTGATCTTCACCCGGTGCGTGTAGAGGCTCGACGCCGTGGTCTCCAGCTTTGCCGCCAGCGCCGCCGCCACCCGTTCTTGCAAGGTCATCTAGCGGCGCTCCCTGATCGCGTCCGCTATCGCCAGCAGGACTTCCGGCCCCCAAAACCCGAGCGCGCAGTTCACCGCCAGGCAAACGATCCTGACGTTGCTCAGCACGTAGCCCTTGGTCGGCTCGATCCGGTCGATCGAAGGCGTGTTCCACTGACGCCCGTTCTGAACCGGCATCGGTAGCCCCGTCATCTCGCAGGTGCCCGTGTCGATCCTCATCTGCAACTCCGGTATGTGTAGGTCCAGATCGAACGGCAGGAGCATCTTGGACGCGCGCCGCTGCGCGTGCCGAACCAGTTCCTTCGCCCGATGCTTCGTCCGATAGGCCAGCGAATACTCGGCCTCGGTCTTGCGATGGCGCGTCCGCGTCGTGAGTGGCTTGCGCCGTCTCCGGTCGCAGTCCTTGCACGAGTAGCGGCGCCCATTCCGGCCCCGCTTCTCCGCGTAGAACGCGGTCAACGGTTTCGTCTCCCCGCACTTGGTGCAGGTCCGCGGCCCAATACATTCGCTGCCGGATGTGGGGTGCGCCAACGGCGCTGGAAGGGAAGTCTGCTGCTGCAAATTCATAGCCAACGTGCTCCAAATCGTCCGCGACCAAATCTACCCACCCAAGAGCGTCCTTGCTCGCAACCTGCTCTCCAAAGACGACTGCAGGCCGGCACTGCTCGATGAGCCAGAACCAGGCCGGCCATAGGTGCCGCTCGTCAGCAAACCCAGCGCCTTTGCCTGCCGCGCTGAAAGGCTGGCATGGGCAGCTGCCGGTCCAGACGGGGCGGTCATCAGGCCAACCGGCGCGGCGGAGGGCGTAGGACCAGACGCCGATGCCGGCGAAGAAGTGGCACTGAGTAAATCCAGCAAGCTCGGCTGGTCGTATGTCCCGAATATCTCGTTCATCGACATCTCCCTGCGCGATGTGGCCCTGCACGATCAACTCGCGCAGCCACGCCGCCGCCTTTGGGTCGATCTCGTTGTAGTAGGCCGTCATGCACTTCTGGCCTCCTGGATGGATTTGAGTGCGGCGCGGGCGGCTTCGCGAGCAGCAACAGCACCGACAGCTTCGAGCGAGTTCGGCGGGAAACTCGCCGCGCAATCGTTGATGGCCTCCAGCACAGCGCGGGAGGGGTCGGTGGGGAGGGCGCGACGGTTCCATGCGGTTGTCGCGGACGCGATGCTTCCGGCGAGCGGGCCTCGGGCGTCACAGTCGCAGCAGCGGACATACCAGCGCGGCGCGTTTCCAACCGCCGTCCCTGCCATAGTCACGCCGAGCGTGCGCTGCTCATGTTCGTGCGGGCACGGCTGCAACGCGTCGAGCGGTGCATTGGGTGGGGGCGTCATGGGCGCGCCATTTGCTTGAGGGTTGGCATGGGACGGCCAGCCGCACTTTCGGACCAGCCATCCTTGCTCACATAGGAAAAGTATTGGCCGAGCGTGAAAGCTGCGCTGTTTAGAATGGCCTTAGCGTTTCCGTCGTTGCAGCCACGCGCCCGCTCAAGCAGGAACTCGACGGCATCCTTTGCGGCGTGACGATAGCCCTGTTTGTGCTGCTCGCTACGATCCATTGGTAGCCTCCTTGATCTGGGTGGATGTGGTGCGAGCGCGGCGGAGGTCGTCCATCGCTTGCGCGAAGGTGGGCTCTCGGTCGCGGTCAAAACGGACGCGCTTGCTGATGTATTCAATAGCCTCCAATGACCTGTCCAGCGCTTCCCCCGCCTGGGCCAGCAGGGAGCGGAGGGCGGCGAGTTCGGAGAGGCCGGCCGCAACCTCGTCCATCATAAATGTTCCGGGTGTGGGCGCGCTTGATCCGAAGAAGAAGATCAGTTCGTCAAGGCGCTGGTCACTTAGCTTCATCGGACGCTCCTTCTAGGGGCATGGCGTAAAGGGCTTCGACCTCGTAGCCTTCTTCTGGAAACGGGCCGGGCTTCGTGGCTGACATACGCCACGCAATGTTGCCCATCTTCCCCCATCGCCAACGCCAGCCGATTGGCTTCGCAGCGGCACGCTCGGCGCGGAGGGCGGCGTTCTCAAACCATGCATCGCATAGGGCGGAGACGGTGGCAGGGTCCATGCGCGCAACATGCTCACCAGTGAGGCGTTGACGGCGCTCGGCCTCATCTGGCGCGAGGGCTAGAGCGCCGCTCCCGTTCCCGGTATAGTAGCCCCAGCCGCGTAGCTCGATGACGCGGCCGTGCTCTCCGGGCTCATCCATGAGCGGGAAATCGCCGCCCTTCTCAGACGGAGCCCATACGTAGGCCGCGAACTTGTCGAGCTTCCAAGGACCGCCTTGAACGCCTTCGCAACCCTCCCGTATCTCCCGCACCTGTTGCTCGGTTAGGGTCATGGCGGGGGCTCCGGCGGCGGGACCGTTTGAAGCAGACTAGGTGCCCATGCCTCTTCTAGTTTCCCGCCGAACCAGACGACAACCGGTTTTGCGCCGGGCGTGCCGCCCGTTCCCTTCCTTGTGTAACGGACAACCTTACCGCGCCGGCCTTGAAGCTTGGGGAACATCCGCGCGGCGTCAGCAGTTAGGTAAACGGTGGACCAAATGGGAAAGGGCTCACTCATGGGTAGGCTCCGATTGTTCGGCTTTGGTGATGGCGCGATCAAATAAGGCCAAGACCTCAGCGTGCTCGTGAGTGTCATTGAAGCCAGTAAGACCGCCGCTGTTGCGCAGGAGGAATTGATCCTCGATATAGTCGGTGACGCGCCGATAGAGTTGGTAAGAGGCGCCAGACATTAGATCGATCGACGTATGCCCAGTGACGGCTTTCCTGATTGCTCCGACCGCGCAGAAGCGCCCATGGTCCTCGTAGGCAAAGACGCCCCAATGCTTCGGATCAGCGATCAGCGCCCGCGCTGCTCTCAGGTCATGGCTCAGCATGGGAGGCTCCTAGGGCTTTAATGAGGGCGCGACAGACGGCAATGCCGCCGGGCGCAGGGTCCATCGGTCGCGACGAGTCGACTACCTCAACACCACTCTCGGACAGCCACGCCTCGATGATCTGGATACGGCCAGAGCCGTCGCCAAGGCGCGTCATGCAGAGAACCAAGTCAGACGCTTTGCGCTCGACCAGAGCAAAGGCTGCGTCCACCGAAGTCGAGTAGTGTAAGTGTGCGCTCGAAAATGGGATGGCATCAGGGTCAGCCCATTGCGTAATGAGCCAATCCAGATCGCTGTCGCCCTTCGTCGCCTCGCTTAGGCGCCGTTCCAGTTCTGCGAGATCAGCTTTCATGGCTTGGTCTTTCGCTGCGGGAATTGAGCGTGAGCGGCCTTGAAGATAGGTTCCATCCACTCAACATCGTCCTCAGCAGCATCCATGCCGTTGAGGATGTCGCCAAGCTGTTCCATCAGGAGCGCCGAGCGGTTCCCTATGATCTCGGCAATGTCCTGCGGGCCAGCGCCTCCGGCAGCGAACACGACAGCCATATCCGTGTGGACGAGGGCCAGTTGGCGAGGTGCGCAACGACGCGGCACTGATCGGAGATTTGTCGAAGGTCGTGCATTGCGAGATCAGCTTTGGTCATGCGTGGGGCTTTCGGTTGCGAGGGCGAGACGGCCGGCGGGGGTGACCTGCCATTCTCCGTTCTGGTGGGTAGCTAGTCCCAAAGAGATCAGCTTCGCCATCGGACGGTGGAAACTGCGCGGGAGAAGCCACATATCGCCCCCGTCTAAATGGCGTAGCAACCTCAGTTGCGGTGTGGTCAGCTTACCCATCCCTCATCCCTCCGCGTCGTTTTCGGAGGCGACACGCTTGACCAAAATGTTGATATCGAGCGAGCGGTATTGCTCGTTGATCCATGTTTCGATACGAGGCTTAAGGGCCGCAACGGCCTGATCGACAGCATTGTCCACCATAGCTTCGGCCTGCTTCATCAGCGGCTCTTTGAGCCCTAGCCTGACTTGGTTTTCCAGTGCGTCGCGAACGAGCCTTACGAACGCTTCGCCGGGAATCTGAATTACGGAAGCCATTCCCTCATCCCTCCTTGTGGCGCTTGCGAATTGGTTCGTAGGACGTGATGCGCTTGAGGCCGAGGGCCTTGAGCAATGAATCTGGCGGCTCGCGAAGGCCATTGACCACGCGGCTGATGACGGACTGCTCGATGCCGTGTTGCTTGCCCCATAGGATTTGGGGTTTCGCCGTGGCCTTGATATGCTGGCGCAGTTCTTCTTCGGTCATAGCAACCTCAGCTAACCAAGAAGGCTTTGAACCGTGACCACCACGACGGTTGGGTGCTGGCGATTGCGCGAGCAGTTGCCTTGTCGGCAGCTTTCCGATGCATTTCCTTGGCGAGAGTGGTCAGTTCGGGAGTGTCCTGATCTGGGGATGGAAGCGCCGTGCGTAGATTGCCGCCATAGTAATCGGAATCCGCATACCAGAGACCGCTCTTTTTATCCAAAGTGCAGTGCTGATATTTTCCATAAACCTGCGCACTGATGTCGGTCGTCTGAAAACTCATTCCATCCATTTCACGAGGAAGTAGGATGCCAATCGAGATTGAGGTAGACTCGCCGGGCATCAGGGCCATTCCAGGACGATAGGGTTTGTTCATTCGTGTCTCCCGTTTCGATGCCCTAGATTTAGCGAACCGTTCGGCAGCCGTCAATGCCCGATTGCACATATTTTCATGTTGACATTCCGGCGCTGGCAACATCGCTGGAAACGCGGACCAGACGCTCCATGAGGCCCATCGGCTTGATCGTAGGATGCAGTTGGCTATCGCCTGAAGCAGGCCCGACGTAAAACCTAGACTTGTCCGCATAGCCCCCGCCGATTCGGACGCCCTTCCAAAAGTGGAAAATATATTCCGTGTCCGGGAGGTAATTGGCACCGCAGAGCGGAGTCGGATTCGTCTTGTTGAACGTCGAAAGGTTCCAGCGAAAATCGTTCGCCTCGGCAAATTCGATCATGCGCTTAATTTGCGCCTTGGCACAGAAGGCGATGATCGAAGGCGCTACGCCCAGCAATAGCTCAGGATCGAATCCTTTATGGAGCCCGGCTGCGTAGATGTCCTTATAAACCTGACGACGACCGCCGATGCCGCCTCCCATCGGGACGAAATCGTAGGGCGGATCAGTCACTACCGCGTCGAACTTTCCTAGCGTCGGCAGGATCTCTAGGCAATCACCCAGCCACACCTCTACGCCTTCCGCCAGCACCTCTTTGCGTGGTTCATTCATCTTCATATCCTACGCTATAGCTGAGCTTCTTGGCGAGGTCGCGCGACACAGGCCACGATCCTTCGATGGTCAGGAAATCCCCAGGGAACATCTCTTCGGCTCGGGGAAGTGGTTTGGTCTCAGGCTTTGGGGTTTTAACGAGACGAGCGAGCTGGGAGTCGATGAAGGCTCTACGGTCAGGGGAGTCTTCGTTGATGAAGTCGATCACAGCAGTTCCCCTTGGCGGGCGTCTTTCCGATCCAGCATCCGAAGCACTGTCTCGCCGCGGTGCTTCTTGTCCCAGACGAACCAGCCGTTGAGCATCGGCGGAGCACCTTGGCCGGTGAAGTCGATCTTCCAGCGCATGAGGTACACGCGAGCCGGAGGATGGGCCGCGTAGAACGGTCCTAGGCCACCAGCGCCGGGCCAGCCCCAGTTCATCAGGAGCGCCATGTAGTCGACGTCCAGCGCCTCGAGGGCGTGCTTGAGCCAGCGAGCTTTGCCATTGCCCCAGCCGCATTCCGAGAACGGCGGGTTCGTTACGATTGCTCGAGCTGGCGCGGCCTCCCAATCATAGAACGACCGAATGGTCGCGCCGAATCCCCGGTCGACCAGATCCGAGATGACGACGTCGAATCCCAGCGCTGACATTTCGCGGGCCATCGCGCCGTCGCCAACCGCCGGTTCCCAGATTGTGTGGAAGTCACGCAGGCGTTCTAGTTCGGCATGCAGTAGCGCCCGAGTCGGCTCTGGCGGTGTCGGGTAAAAGTCGTCGCCTTCGCGCTCCAAGCCACCGTCGACTCGCGCCAGCGTGCCATCGAAAAGCATCTGCACGACGGGCTTCGATTTCTTGCCGGTTGCCCGAAACAATCCTCGCGCGGAAGCGGTCATTCCCCACCCATCTTCCGCAGCCGGGCGAGTGGGGATGCGTTGAGCCTGTCGATCACCGATTGCGGGGTCTTGCCGGTCTTGACGGCGAAATCCTGTTCGGTGTTGGTCCAGTCGCGAACGTCGGTTCTGCGGCCGTCGACCTCGAGATAGGTGATGCCGGCTGGCTCCATGCCTGCGGGCGGCAGTTCGCCTTGGCGGTAGGCGGTGAGCTTCGCCATCTCCTTGCGGGCGTCGTGGTCGGCCACTAGGCGATCGTAGCGGCGCGTGTTGACGGCCAGTTCTACCGGCGTGGGCATGAACTCGTTGTTCCGCGGCACGAGGCCGTCGCGCAGCTCCTTGCACGATTGCTGCACGGCTTCGAGGCTCATGTCCTCGACGGCGTCCATGTAGACGTCGAGCTGGCTTTCAGTGAGTCGCTCGGCTTGTGATCCGAAGAACTTCAACATCCTTAGGATCGCCGTGTGCTTCGCGTCCGAATCCATACTCATTTTCGATCTTCTCCTTGAGTTGATGCATCCGCGCATCGATCGGTGACATCGGCTTGCCGTTGACCCGTGGCGCGCTGGGCGGCTCGACCGGCCACACATCGGTCCAGCCTTTTAGGATGGCCTGCTCGACGGCGGCAACGGGGTCTGGGAAGGTGCGGAGCTTCTTGGCCATCAACTGGCCGGCGAATTGCGTCATGGGTTTCTTGAGGGCCTTGCGGTGCGCTACGAAATGAGCGGCGAGGTCAGGGCCGAGGATTTGGGCGAGCTCGTCGGCGGCTGTGAATAGGTCAGAGCCCTTAGCCATCAGAAATCGCCCGGCGCTACTTGTGCGCAGACAATCCCGTTGGCGCGCCACATGGCCACGACGCTGGCTCGATCATCAAAGACGAGGTCGGGCTTCGGGTTCGAGTCGTGCAGCCATTGCGCCTTGAGGTCGTGGTCAGGCGTATGATCGCCTTCCGCTCGCATGCGTCTCGGAAGAATGTGGAGGTTGTGTCGTCGCAGCCATTCCTCAGTCTTGGCGTTCACCTCGGCCGAGCGGCCAGACCAGATTTCCACTCGATCACCGGCTGAATTGAAGGCGAGTGCGGCGCCAATCAGCGGCAGATTCGGAACATCGAGGTCGCAGGCTGCAAAGAACGCGCGCCAGTCTTTCGGCTTTCCGTCTGTGCGCTGCACGAAATGCTGCCGATGCTCATTGAGCGCCAACGTTCCGTCGAGATCGAAAACCACAAACATCGTTATCTCCTTTGCGCCTCGCGCGCGGCCTTAGTTCACTGGAATAGCAGTCCCTTGCGTCCTCCTGATCGTCACCTCCCGGCAGCGGTCAACGCAAGGTCGGAGCACACTTTCAACACCGGTATAGCCGCGATGCCCGTCATGGTGGGCCAGTCCGAAGCGTCAGTCGTATCGCGGTTGCGGTCATAGCCATGTGGAGCATTTGACCGGCCCAAGGGCTCCCGAATCTCGGGATGAAAAAAGCCCCGGTGTACTCGGCCATTGTGAGGATGCCGAAGGGTCCGTTCGTCCGGTCCTCGGTTTGTGGGCTGGCGAGCAGCCGAACACAGCCGATTTCCTTAGAGGAACCTCGCGACCGTGCTTGCATTTGAATGGGGAGGCGGGCATATAGGGCTTGCCCAACCGCCGAACATTCGCTGGCTGCACAGCGTCTAGTTCGTAAAACCGTCCCGTTGCTCACCGCTTCGGGACGGTTTTCATTTGGGCCCAGATTGGCCGCATCGTCAATACCACCGGTAGGGGCCGGACGATCTACCTATGGTAGTCCAGCCTCGGACCGCTTCTGCGCCGCCAGCGCTGTCTGGCTCAGCGGCACCTCATCAGCCACAGACCCCATCCCGGTCTTGCCGGTGAGACCTTGGCCGTCCTTGATGCTGTCGATCGCTCCGTCGAGAATCGCAGCGCCCTCGGCCTGCTCGTCGTCGAGAGCGCCAGGCGCCGCGGCAGCCGCGGCAGCCGCGGCAGACAGTTCGGCCTTGGTCGGCTTGGCCTTCTTGGCGCTTGACGCCTTGGGCTTCGATCGCGGGTTGCTGTCGGCGGCGATGCGGCGCTCTTGCGCTTCGGGCGTCTCTCCACCAGCCGCAGCGGCAGCTTTGGCATCGGCCTCCTTCTTGCGAGCCGCACGCTTCTCCTGGCGCTCGACATCATCCGGGAACAGGTCAGCGACCTTGCCGGCCAGCGCCTTGAACATCCTGCGCACGCCGCGCTGGTGGAGTTTCAAATCCGCTGAGTCCATCACGCGGAGCATTCCAACCGCCTGCTGGAAAGCCTTTGGCGGAATGCCGATCTTGTCGGCGTTGGCGCGAATCGAGGCGCGCTCATCGTTCTCAGCCTTGGACCGGCGCAGGCTTCCTGCATACTGATCCGCGAGTTTGACGATGGTCGCGTCAAGCTTCATGTCGTCGCTCATGTTCGAACCGTCGAACATTTCCTCGGTGTCGTCATCGTCAGCCATGTGGGCTCCTTTGGGTTTTCGTAAATCGCACTATTTTATTCCTGATTTTATTCCGGCAGGCAGCCCCACGCCGTGAGGATCGAGACTGCTTGATCGATGCCGTAGGCCACGGCATGCTCTACGCCGAGAAATGCACACTTCTCGGCAAACTCGTTCTGGGCGTTGTCGACCGTGCCGCCTTTGCGCTTGAGCTCCAAGAAGGCTGGGGAGCCGTCCGCGAGGATGAAGCACAGGTCAGGCACGCCGCGTAGCACGCCCATCGCCTTGAGCTTGCCACCGGTCGCCTTGCCACGCTTGCCGCCGTTGGGGCAGTGATAGAAGATGATCTCGGGGGGCGCCTGTAGGCGCAGCCGCTCGACCAAGGCGCATTGGATCTGCTCCTCCTCGGTCTTGCGCTGCTTGAGGCCTAGGGCTTCGTGGTAGGTCATAGGGGAATCCAGCCGATCATAAACTCGTCGCCACCGAGCACGCCAAGCGCCGAGTTCCAGAAACCGTGATGCGCAGACCACTGTTTCCAGTATCCGATGACCACCGGATGCTTAAGGTTCGGATGGGGTTTGCGATAGAGCCGTAGGTGTGATCCGTCCCGAGGCGCCTCATACATGGGGCGCAAGTCAGACGGATAGGTCGGCGCCGCGACATAGCGCGAGACCGTCTTAGTCGGATACTCCCAAGGCGGGACGTCCATGTTCGCGGGGCCAGGAACAGAGCGGTCGCCGCGGCGCCAGCGTTCAAGCTCTAGTCGCCGCTGATGCTGAGCCTCGCCAGTGATGTTGAAGGTGCCAGCGGTGAAGCGGTCCTCGTTCATTCTTTAAGCCTCACAGGGACATCGAGACGGGCACAGACATTTACGAGGGCGATGATCTGGCAGCCAGTCGGTAGGTTGTTGGCCTTCGCCGAGTTACAGTCGTAGTGGGTCGCGGTCAGGTTTCCGAGGCCGTTGTAGCCGCCTTCGCACTGCGGCCAGACGTGATCGATGTTGCGGTCGCCTTCCCTCATCGGCTGGCCACAAATTGCGCAGAAATAGTCCTGCTCACGCGCCAGTAGTCGGCGCATGGCAACCCATCGTCGCTGGCGGTCCAGATAGGTCCACGGAACCCAAGGGCGCATGTCATGCTCGCGCCTTGGCCTTTTTCGCGCGGGCGGCGAGTGCCTCTTCGATCAGGACTTCTATTTCGCCACGGACCTTGCGGTGATCAAGTTTAGCCGCCGCGGTGATAGTGGCGAAAAATTCCTCCGTAACCCAGATCATGATCTTCCCTTTTTTCTTGGGCCTCACCAGTGCGAAGGGCGAACCTTCTTGCATCATGGCAAAAACAACCTCGTGCGGCTGAAACCACTCACGCCGAATGCGATACTGACGCAGCAGTAAATGCAGGGCATGTTCGTCATCCTCTGTGCCCTCAATGACCGCTAAAATAGCTAGCTGGGACGGCGACATTGATTGAAGCGAGGATAGCCTCAGACGAGGATCGCTGCCTGTGTAGCCGATCTTTATTGGCCCACCCTCTCCTGCTTGGATGAAATAGATCACGACGCCCTCGACTTATCCTCGTCGAGCCCGCGCCTGATTAGGACCGCCATCATCTGGGTCCAACCGATACCGGCGCGCTTGGCAGCGACCTTGAGTTCATCGGCCGTCTCCCGAGGCAGCGTGATTGTGGTCGTCACCTTGTCTGGGGCTATGTATTTCACGTCCGATGTCATTCGCGATACCTATGCAATGGCTATTGACAAGCCATATCTACATGACCACTATGTGATTTGCAAGCCGACGTTCACAGCAATCGGGAGAGACCAAATGGCGGACAAGGACAGCTTCGCGGATTGGGAACGCAAGGTCCGTGCGATGCTGCCATGCCCCGATAGTTTTGACGTGCAGGAAGCCATCGCCACGTGCGGCCTCGATAATCCGATCGAGCGCCTAAAGCTGCTCATCGAATTGACCGTAGCCCACGACGAAGCAAGCGCTTCCGGCGCTTTCAACGACGAATAACAGGAGAACCGAATGCCCCCCTTCATCCTCAGCGCCGCCGACATCCGCGCCGCGCTCAACCTCACCTCGACCGAGTTTGATCCGCTGATCGATACCGGCATTGCCACGGTCGGGATCGACCTTGAATGCCGCTACAACCGCTCGCTGCGGGTCGGTGAGGCGCCGGATGGGTCACGGGACTTCTTCCTCTCCCGTGTCGTCGCGTGGGCCAAGGATCAGCCCGACATCATGCTCGCCGCCGTGCGCGAGGCTGGCGTGCGCGCTGACGGGGCAATCGCTGATCTGGCGAAGCCGCTGGTGACAGCGTGAGCGAGCTTCCTGCCTCCGTGCGCGATCGTCAACTCGCTTCGATCACCGATGCGGGACGCGCCCTCGGATTGATGGAGGCCGTCGTCGAAGTTATGCGCCTCGCCAGTCAATTTCAGGACAGCGGAAATCGGGAAGCCTACGCCGCAACTCGCGCGCTCGCTGAACGGCTGAAATCGCGCTCTGACGAAATCGAAAAGGAACTCGCGCCGTGAACGACCAACTCACCAAGACCAACGCCATGCCGGTCAATCACGCCTACGACCTCTGGCATGCTGAGCAGAAAACTCCGACGCCCGAGGAACGGCGCGCCGACCGGACGACCGAAGCTGCGGAAATGTCGGGCTTCTGGCGCATGCATGGCGCGCGTACGAAGACCGATTGGCCGGTCGCCATCTGGAACGGCGAGGGCCAAGACGAAACCATCTTCCAGATCGGCCGCAAGGTCCGCAACACCGCCGAGCACCGGGACGAGTGGGACGATTTCGTTGCCTCGTCATGGCTGCATTGCACCGCCGTGACCGAGCGCGAATACCACGACGCGATGGGGACTGGCTTTTGGGTCGACCTGAAACCGGCGCGGCAGATGACCGAGGAAGAAAAGCTCGGGATAGATACCTCGACGGGCGGCAACAATCCGCCGATCGACGAGTCGCTGGCCGACCAGATCGCGTCGCTCGTCGACAAGGCCAAGGCCACACCTGAGCCCAAGACCCAGGACGAGGCGAACGCGGCGACTGCCATCCTCGACAAGCTGCGCGCGCTGCTCAAGCGCGCCGAGGCTGAGCGGGTCACGGAGAAAGAGCCATTTTTGCAGGGTAGCCGCGAGGTCGACGCCAAATGGGGAGCCATCGCCAACCCCGGCAAGGAAGCCGGCGTGGATCTCGACAACCGGCGCAAGGCGTATCTGCGCAAGGAACAGGCGCGGCTCGACGCCGAGGCTGCAGCCGAGCGTAAGCGTCAGCAGGATTTGGTCGACGCCGAGAATGAGCGCATCCGCAAGGAAAACGAGGCGCGTCTGGCCGCTGCGCAGGATCACGGCAATTACGATCCTACGGACCCCACGGACGAACCGCCTGAGCTTCTGCCCGAGGTCGCGGCACCTGTCATCGCGGCTCCCCGCGCTACCGCCAGCAGTGCCTACGGTCGAGCGAGCGGCCTCAAGACGGTGAAGGTCGCCGTGGTCGATGATCCGACCAAACTGGCCTCGCACTTCATCGAGGCCAAGGATGTCGATTTTGCCGATTACCTCCAGAAACGAGCGGCGGCGGCTCTGCGTGGAAAGGTCACGCTGCCGGGCTGCTCCAGCAAGGATGAACTGCAATGAGCGAGGACTGGAAGTCGATCGACGGTTTTCCTGGCTATCAGGTCTCTAGCCTCGGCCGAGTCCAGTCGTTCAAGAATGGCGACATCTTCGGGAAACTCCTGACGCCGAGTCGGGGAAGCAAATCCAGACGCGCAATCGTCACCCTCTATCGGAACGGCAAGAAGCAATACCGCCTCGTCGCTAGGCTCGTGTGCGAAGCCTTCCACGGCTCCCCTCTGACGGGCCAGCAAGCGGCGCATCGAAATGGCAACCGACTGGAAGACACTCGAGAAAATTTGCGCTGGCGGACGCCTAAGCAGAACAGTGCTGAACGAGACGACCACGGCACGACTGCTCGGGGCGAGCGCCACTACGCGGCCATCCTGACGGATGATCAGGTTCGGCAAATCCGCGAGGCCTACTCCGCCCGAAAGAGCACCGGGACGGTCTACGGGTTCATCACGAAAACTGCGGCCCGATACAACGTTAAAATCTCGTGCGTCGAAGACATCGTCTACGGGCGCTCGTGGAAGCATCTCAAGGAGCAAGCATGACCGAGACCACCACCAAGTCAAAGACGGATGCGCCGCAGGCCGCGCCCGCTGCCCAGCTTCCATCGCGCCGCGAGGATTGGGAGAACTTCAAGACCGAACTCGACAAGCGCGCCGACGAGATCGGCTCGCAACTCCCCCCGAACGTGACCAAGGATCGCTTCATCGGAGCCTCGCTCGCTGCCGTGAAGGCCACGCCTGCCATCCTCACGGCCACCCCGCGCTCGCTCATGTCGGCGCTGACCAAGGCGGCCCAGGACGGCCTTCTGCCCGATGGGCGCGAGGGGATCATCACGGTCTACTCGACGACCGTCGATGGGCAGAAACAAAACATCGCCCAATGGAACCCGATGTTCTACGGGATACGCAAGCGTGCCCGTGAACTCGACGGGATCATCATCGACGCCCAGGTGGTCTACGTCGGTGACGAGTTCGATTACGAGCTCGGGGACCATCCGTTCATCAAGCACAAGCCGAAGGCGCGCACCGAGAAGGTGGATGCCAGCGCGGGCCTCGCCGTCTATGCGATCTTCCGTCACCCGACCGAGGGCATCCTTGCCCGTGAGGTGATGTGGAAAGTCGATGTATTCGACGTGATGAACCAGTCGCGGGCCAAAGGCTCGCTGATGTGGACGACGTTCTGGACCGAGGGGTGGCGCAAGACGGTCGGGCGCCGCGGTGCAAAATCAGTTCCGGTCTCGCCACAACTCGAGCGGCTGATCCAGCGCGACGACGAGAACTTCTCATTCGACCAGACACCACCGATGCTCGCGCCACCCTCACCGCCGAGTGCGCCGCCAGCACCGGCCGCGCCCGAAGAGACGCCGGCCGACGTCGCCCAAGATTTCAACGACGACGACAACGGCGAGCACGTCGACCCGAACACATCTCTCGATCGCCAGTTCAACGAGACCATGCGCGAGGACCGACCGTTCCCCGGCGACGAACCCCTTCCCGAAGCGACCAAGCAGGCTGTGCGGAGGGGAAACACGCCATGAGCGAACGCGACACACCGGCGTTTCCGGTCTCTCACGGAACGGGCTCGGCCTACTTTGCGCACCCCGGCATGACACTACGCGACTGGTTCGCGGGGCAGGCGCTCTCTGGGCTGCTGGCCGAACCTCAACCCGAGGACGGCGAGCCTGAACTTGGGGTGGGCCGCGACTATGCCGCTAAGGCTGCGCAAGCTGCTTACCGGATCGCTGACGCCATGCTCGCAGAGCGGGCGACCATCGAATGAGCAAAAACGCCGAGCCCCGCAAATCCACCGAAGCCGCCAACCAAGCCCTATGGGAATCTCTCACGGATCGCGAGCGCACCGCCGTCAACGCCGCGATGAAAGCCTTTGCTGATGCACCCGGAACGTCGGATCGGATTTCCATGCTGTATGCGATCAGGATGTATCAGGCGGAGATGGCGAAGTGAGCGACCTACCGAAATGCACTAGCCGGTGGGGCCACAAGTTCGAGGGTCGCTACGACAAAGGCTCCGCAATCATCCCTCCCGGCACGCCGCTGAGTATCGCCATGGACAGCCTCTCTAGCATCTACGAGCGGTTCCGTCAGGTCACCTACGCGCGGGACGTGTGTGTCCGCTGTGGCGTGACTATCGAGAGGGCCAAATGAGAGCCGAGGACCGCATCATCAGAGACGCCAAGATCGAGGACATGCACAAGCGCGGCGTGCCGAAATCCGAGATCAGCCGCAGCCTCGGCGTCAAGCCCAATCGGATCTACGAAATCCTTGCACAGCGCGGAGCGATTTCGGTCAATCCAGCCGATCGTGTCGAGCGCACGATATGGGACGGCGATAGCCGCGACCGGCTACGGCAGGCCATCCATAGGCGCCAGGTTGCGGGTGCTAGAGCGGCATTGCAGATGATGAGGCAGCAGTGAGCCGAGCCGCAATAGCGATGGTCAAAGACCAGAGGGGGCTGCACGCGATGGACCAATATGCTCATCAGCAAATTGAGGAGTTGCCGCCCGGCACCTATAGCGTTCGCTGTTCTCGGATGACGGCCAAATACAAGACCGAGCGTGAGGGCATGCGCGGGCTCTGGTGGGCAGGCTGTGACCTGCTATCGAAGAACACCGAGCAGAAGGGTTTTGCGACCAAGCGCGCGGCCAGCGACGAGATCCTCATAGGCATCGACCTCACTCGGAAACGCTACCGCATCGACAAGACCTGGGAACCAATTCCGGTCTCTCTGGCAGAGGAAAGCATGGATGACGAGGAAATGGCGACGGTGATCGAGCTCGGCCGCGCCTACTGCATGGACCGGTTTCGGTTTGACCCCTTCAAGATGTGGGTCGACGAGCAAGAAGCAATGAAGGCGAACAATCGATGACCGATGAACAGACGACAATCGTCCTGCTGGCCGTTGCCAAAGTGATCGGCAACTCGAAGAAACTCATGATCGAAGCCATTGAAGGCCGCGTCAACGAAAAAGAGGCCTTCAATGAACTGCTAGTCAGCAGCACCGTCGACATCAGCATTGCCTTTCAAGAGGCATTCGACCTCGTGGAGCACAGGAAGGCATCGTGACCCATCGGACCAACCGCCAGATATTCGCCAACGCCCATCGCGTCGATGACGACCTCGACCTAGACGGCGAGCGCGGCCCATTGCGGCGGCGCGAACCACGGTCTGGGCTGATCGTCGAGGCCGAGGAGGAACGCCAGGTCAAGATGCCAAAACTGCTGTTCCTTAGCCGCAGGTTCGGATGGGAAAGCCCATGAGCCGGTCCGTCGAGGAGTGGATCGGCAAGACCGACGACGCGGCCATCCCGACCAGAGTGAAGCTGCGTATCTGGGAGCGTGAAAATGGAACCTGCTGGATCAGTGGCCGGAAAATTCGACCGGGAGAGCCATTCGATTTCGACCACAAGGTCGCGCTCATAAACGGGGGCGAGCACAGGGAGTCGAACCTGTTCCCGGCCCTCCGCGACAAGCATCGCGAAAAGACCCGCGAGGACGTGGCGATCAAATCCGAAACGGCCCGCGTCCGCTCCAAGCATCTCGGGATCAAGAAGGCCTCGCGACCCATGCCGGGGTCAAAGGCCAGCGGCCTACGCAAGCGCATGAACGGCACAGTGGAGAGACGAACATGAACAAATCAAAGGCAGCAACAGACGGCGCCGAGCCGGAAGGCATCACCGAGCCTGCTACGGTGACGCTGGAGGACGATACAGGTCCGGCGCGGTCCAATGTGCCGCGAACTACGCAGGTGGCCTCTACGGCCATCGTAGGCGATTTCTCGCTACCCAACGAGCACATCGATTATGCGATCCTGCTGGAGAATGGCCTGAATACGAGAATCCACGGCCTCCAAGCTCACATCGCCGCCATCGAAACGCTCTTGAAGAAGGGGCAGGCCAAGCACGACGAGATCATAGCCGATCTGGTGCACCGGCACGAGAGCGAAAAGATGAAGCTGGAGAACCAACTCGACAACCTCAAGACCGCGCTGCGAATGGCAAAGTCAGGTGTTGCGGCCAAGGACGTGCCGACGTGAGAACCGTGACAGTCTATTTCGCTGATCGCCTCAAGGATGGACGTTGGCGCATCGTATGCAGCGAGAACGGATTTACGCGCGACCTCTGCGGTGCCATCAATGAGCACGTCGCACGCCAGCAAGCCGAAATCTTGACCGCCATGCGGAGAGTATCGACATGATCAGCCCCTATCCCAACATCATCCTCGTCGCCCTCGACCGCAAGCGTGCAAAGCGCGACCGGTTGCTGTTCGAATCCATCATGGTCACAGCCTCGCTGGATGCTATCGCAGAACTGCTAAATCGGGATTGGGCGGTAGGGAGGAATGGGCCGTGAGCGACTGGCAACCGATTGAGACGGCTCCTAAAGACGGAACTGACATCCTGCTTTACCGTCGTAACTGGCACCAGAGTGCTCCAGTCGTTGCTGGCTGGTTTGAAGACGGATGGTATGCCTACGATCATGATTCAGAACAGGTGCCAGAACTCGGCGGCATAACGCACTGGATGCCACTCCCCGAGCCACCATCCCGGCAGTAGCCTCCCAGCCGGTGGGGCGACTCCACATGCAGGGGTCGCCCCGTTAATCTTGCAGTGCGCATCTAGAACGGCTATATCGGTTTCGAGGCAGAGGTCGCGGGTGCAAAGCCCGTTGTCATCCGTGTGGGCCTAGGCTAACGCACGGTGGACATAGCTCAGAGATAGAAGAGCGCTGCCGAGCAATCTTCACAGTTCGTTAGGCGGACCATGCGTATCCTCCGGGGGCAACTTCGGAGGATACGTTTATGTGGAAACCACTCTCAAAGCACAATGAGGAACGGCTGGGACTGGTACTGGCGCTACTTGCGGCGAGCGAGCAATTGTGCGAGGAAAGCGGTATGGACACCGCGACCACCATCGCAGATCGACCACCTACTTCTGGGCGTAGCTCAGAGGTAGAGTGCCGCACTCGGAATGCGGAAGTCGCTGGTTCGATACCAGCCGCCCAGACCAACCTCACACGAACGATCCTCTGAGCTTTCGCCGCCGTAGCTCAGACGGTAGAGCAGCCCTCCTGTAAAGGGCAGGTCGCAGGTTCGATTCCATGCCGGTGGCACCAAAGTTTTCGCCGAGAGGCGATCCTAGTTCGAGTCGCACTTGATAATCAGAGGAACGAGACCAAGCCCGGTGTAGCGATACGGTGCGGGTGTAACTGGCGAGATGAGTATGGTTAGCCAGTAGGGTCACGGGGTAAAACGAGGCGTCATCACCAACACGCCTATCGTCCTCAAAGCCGGGTCGCGCCCGGCGTAATTTTTCAACCCAGGAGACACTGATATGGACTTCCTGACTTACGGCTCGCATGACGAAAACACCATCGCCCAGATGACCGCCTGCATGGCCTTCGATGACGCTGCGGCCGGCGTTCTTTGCGCCGATGGCCATCTCGGTTACGCGCACCCCATCGGGGGTGTCGTCGGCTACACCGACCACATTTCGATCAGCGGCGTCGGCTTTGACATCGCGTGCGGGAACATGGCCGTTCGCCTAGATGTGAAAGCCTCTGAGATTCGCCCGCGCATTGCCGAAATCATGCAGCAGATCGGCCAAGTCGTGAGCTTTGGCGTTGGTCGAACCAATGACGAGCGCGTCGAGCATTCGCTGTTCGACAGCGACCTGTGGAACGCGGCTGGCGTGCCGGAACTGAAAGCGATGGCGCACACGCAACTCGGCACGGTCGGGAGCGGCAACCACTACGTGGACTTGTTCGAGGACGAGGACGGCTGGACGTGGATCGGCAATCATTTCGGCTCGCGCGGTCTCGGGCACAAGATCACGACCAAGTATCTGGCCGCAGCAGGGGCCAAGGACGGCATGCTGGTGCCTCCTGCGCTTGTGCCTGCCGACAGTGACCTTGGCCTAGGCTACATGGCTGGCGTCGAACTTGGTGGGCTCTACGCCTATGCGGGGCGCGAGTGGGTAATCGAGCGCGTCCGCAAGATCGTCGGCGGCGAAGTTACCGAGAGCGTCCACAACCACCACAACTGGTGCTGGCGCGAGACACACAACGGCGTTGACATGTGGGTGGTTCGCAAGGGTGCGACCCCCGCATTCCCGGGCCAGTATGGTTTCGTCGGCGGCTCGATGGGCGACGACGCAGCGATCCTTCGCGGCGTCGAGAGCGAGAAGTCGAAGGCCTCACTCTACTCGACCGTCCACGGCGCGGGCCGCATCATGTCGCGCACCGATGCACGCGGGCGTTTCGTCAAGAACCCCGAGACCGGCAAGAAGGAACGCCAGCCCGGAAAGGTTCGCCACGATGAATGGCAGAACTGGATCAGGGAAAAGGGCGTGACGCTGATTGGTGCTGATCTGGATGAGGCTCCGCAGGCCTACCGTCGCCTGCCTGAAGTCCTCGCGGCCCATGAAGGCACTATCGAGATCATGCACACACTCAGCCCGTTCGGCGTCATCATGGCCGGTGCTGATGTTTTCGATCCGTTCAAGGACTGACCATGAAAGAGGCCGCGCTAGCTGAGCCGCGCGGCCTAGTGACTAACAGGGAGGAGAGAGACTCGAAGAAAGCGCCAACTGAGCGGCAGAAGTGAAGCCGGAATTGGCGAGATGATTGAGCGCTCGGCAGGCGAGGAACGCAAGCCCTGAAATGCGAAAGCCGCCACCCTTTCAGGCGACGGCTTCTGCGGTGAGCCACGAACAAGCGGACTATCGCAGGTTCAGTGGCCGATTACAACCACACCATGATCTCGATCCCGATGATCGCGACGCAACCCATGATGTAGGGCATGGCGCGCGTGAGGAGAGGATGGGGATCGGGCTCGCCCATTGTGCCTGCCGTAGCGAGCCATGAGGCCAGCGCTCCACCAATCAGGAGCACCGGCCCTATAGTCCAGCGGATGATTTGGACGAGCAAATCAGCCATATTTGGCCATCGCGATGAAGCCGAGGATCTGACCCCCGACAACGAGAAGGATGATCGCCCCCAAACCTATGAGAGCGACCTTAGCCCAAGTCGGCATTAGGAGACCTCCGCAATCTGGTATGGAGCACGACGCAACCTGCGCTTGATGTTGCTCACGTGACCCTGTGTAATTCCAAACCTCTTGGCAATCGCTCTCTGGGTCATCCGTCGAGTTTTGGCGAGCTCCCTAATTTCTTCCACGTCAGTCTCGGTCAAAGCGCTTGATGGATGACGATCGCCGCACAAGCGCGTCCCATGCATGTCCTTGTCCATGTCGTTTTCTTTTCTGGTCTTCCACGACAGATGATTTGGATTCACGCAGCCGAGATGCCCGTGCCCGCACGAGTGCGCAGATTCGTATTTTGAAGTTGGCGGCTCGCCATGCGCAAGGATGCACATCGCTCTATGTGCGGTCATTCTACGGTTTCCGAACCTGATCCGACCATATCCGTCTGGAGCCGCTGAAAATGGCCAGATGATGCAGGTCTGGGTGGTCGTGCCAACTAAGCTTCTCAGAAACGGAAGAAGCATCCCGTAATGCGCGCCTTGGTTGCGCGTATGGTTTATTCCCGATAACGATTTGGCAGCCATGCCATTCCACCTTTTGGCTGGTTAGAGGACGGGTTGAGCGCTGACACGCTCCCCGTCCCTCGAACATACAAAAAGGCCGCTCCACATTCAAGCGGAGCGGCCTTGGTATTGAACTGCCGAGCAGCAGCGTCAGGCGGTCGGAGTCGGCGTTGCGGTCGTCGCGGTGGACGTGGCAGCCTGAAGGTTGCTCACCGTCGCGGCGAGTTCGGTAGAGATTGCGTCAATCGCTGCCTGGTTGCCGCTGGCGTTGGCCGCCGCAAGCTGGGTCTGGAGCGAAGCGATGTTAGCCGCCTCGGTATTGACAGTAGAAATCAGCGTGGTCGAGAGGTCACGAAGCTGGTCAGCTTCAGCCTGAACATCTGCGAGAGAGGCCATGATGGTCTGTTCCTTGTTGATGATGGTGGCCTGGCCGTCGAGCAGTTGAGCGAACTGCCGCTCTACGCCGTTGATGCCTTCCGCGAGTAGGCCGAGCACCTCGCGGTCGGTGTGGGTGATTTCGATGAAGATCGGCATGGGGCGTGCCTAGCACTTTCTTGGCGACGGTTCCATGTCAGAGGACACGAACCAACACTAGAATGATGATGATCAGGAGCACGACGCCCAAAATCCCAGATGGATATGGACCGTAGCTATGCAGCCCGAATGATGGCCAAGCCCCAATCAAAAGGGCGATGACGACGATCACGAGGATGATACCGAGCAGGCTCATGCGATCACCGCGGCAACAATGAGGATCACGCCACCGACGATCTTGAGGATGCTGCCGGCAGTAAGAGCGGGGAGCGAGTCGATGCCCGTGCCTACTGCCCAAATGCCGGCGCCTAGGAAAGCGTAGTTGAGGTGCATGGTCGACCTCCGAGCGGACTGAGCCGCTTGACGACAACGCGGCCCTCGTCTAGTTGGTTGCTCGCGGGATGGAGCAGCCCGGTAGCTCGTCAGGCTCATAACCTGAAGGCCGCAGGTTCGAATCCTGCTCCCGCTCCCAACTTTGAGCTAACCACGTTCCCCAGCCCTAGACCGGCAGGAACGCAGTGGAGAGGGCCATGAAGCAGATCATCAAGATCAAGTTCGGTTCGCACCTTTACGGCACTTCGACGCCGGCAAGTGACGTTGACTTCAAGTCCGTCTTTATCCCCGACGCGCGGTCAATTCTTCTACAGCGAACCAAGGGCTCGATCAACGATCAGCGCCCCAAGGCAGAGTTCGAGAAGAACACCGCTGGCGAGATCGAGGAGGAGCGCTTCAGCCTACAGAGATTCCTTGGCCTAGCAGCCGAGGGGCAGACGGTCGCACTCGACATGCTCTTTGCGCCGTCATGGTCCTTTGTCGCGGAGCCATCGCCGGTCTGGTACGAAATCCTCGATAACCGTCACCGGCTGGTCAGCCGCAGGTCTAAGGCGTTCATCGGCTACGCCATGAAGCAGGCGTCAAAATATGGCGTCAAGGGATCCCGCGTGGCCGCGTCCAGGAATGCTCTGAACATCCTCGCCAGGGGCATGGCTGAGCACGGGACGGTCGCCAAGTTGGAAGTGATGGCCGAGATCATCAAGCCCGTTGCAGAGACCGACGAGCACATGGCTATCGTGCCGATCACGATGCCAAACGGCGGCGTTGTCGATCATTGGGAGGTGTGCGGCCGGAAGATGCCTTACTCGAGCAGCATCAAGAACGCGCACGGGATCATGCAGCGGCTTGTGGAAGAATACGGGCATCGCGCGCTTCAGGCCGAGAGCAACCAAGGCGTGGACTGGAAGGCCCTATCCCATGCGGTGCGCGTCGGCCATCAGGCCATCGAACTGCTCAACACCGGATTTGTGACCTTCCCGCTTCCGAACGCAGCGCATATCGTCGCCATCAAGAAAGGCCAGTTGGACTACAAGATCGTCGTAGAGGAAATCGAGACCGTGATGAACGGCGTTCTGGACGCGGCCGACAAGTCGCCGCTGCCTGATGAACCGGACATGGTGTGGATCGATGATTTCGTGTTCGAGATGCACCGTCGAGAGGTCGTCGGATGATGCACTTTGTCGGCTTCAAAGACCCGCGCTACGCCAAGGATGAACGCTATTGGCGAGCGGCCCAGATTTTCGGTGAGCCCGATTTCATCCACCGGAACTGGGATGTGCGCGCCAAGCAAGAGGTCGTGCCGGGAGACGTAGCCGTCTTTGCGGCAGGCACCGAACGCGATGAGCCTTGGGCGAATGCCTTCGACGACAGTGCCCATCTCTAGACCCGAACTTAGCTCATCAGGTTAGAGCGCTCGACACAACACTGAGGAAGTGGGTAAGGTTCAACCGCTGGCCGCCGAGTGGAAGCAAGGCATCGTCCTAGACGGTTATTCCGGCAGGCCCGGGCGGCCAGCACAAGACCCCGGGCCATAGATGGCCACGGGGTCTAAGCTTTCGCAGAAGCAGTGTCAGTCGCCGCGCTGGGCGCTCTGAGATGGCGTGCGACCTGGAGCGGGGTTCGGCGCCGGATTTGGCTGCTTGGTCTGGTTCGGGTTCGGATTGGGAGTCGGCTGGGCCGGCTTCGGGTCCGGGCGAGTGTTGGCGTTCATGGTGGAGATCCTAAAGTTGGGGGTCTGGAAGAAACGCCATGCCCCTAGCTTTGGTTCACGCTGGCGGTTGCTTCGCCAATAGCGCAATGACGCCGACCACGAGTGCACCCCCTCCAACAACGGCCGCGATGACGGAAAAGATCAGCGCCCGGCTATCGCTGTGACCAACGGTCTGCCCGTCGCGAAGTGTCACGCGGTCCTTTAGATCCCCGATCTTGTCGTCGGTCGTCTTGGTAAGGGTTTCAATGGTGGCGAGGACGCCGTCGATCTGCTTGACGAAGTTGCTCTCGATCTTGTCGCTGCCCTCTTTCTGCGTCTTTAGCGCGGCATCGAGGGCGACCTTGTTGCCATCGAACTTAGAGTCGAGAAGCTCCCGAAGCGCCTTGAAATCGGCAGCAGTCAATTCCTTGAGCGCGGCGACCTCACCATGCACGTCTCGAGTCGTAGGAGCCTTGTCCGCGAATGCCTGCAGCAGCCGAACCGCTTCCTGCATGCCATCGAGGCGCTGGCTGAGCGTTTCTACAGTCGGAGTTTTAGATGCTGCTGACTCAGTCATCTTAGTTTCCCATCAACGCGGCAAAGACCTGAAAGATGGTTCCGATCGAAAAGAGTAGCACCCCAGAGCAACCAATCAAATCGCGCCGGTCGCCCTCGTTTGCCTCAGCCGCGGTGAGCGCGCGGTAGAGCTTGGGTAGCGGCGGGAGCGCCATGGGAAGCCCATACCGGGCCATCGTCAGGATGCCGAGATAGTCACCCACTAGTCCGGAGATTTGAAGGACGTGACCCATCGCTACCCCGTTGCGGCGGCTGTTTAGCGTCCCAGGCCCTTGCCGAGCCATGCCCAGAAGCCGGCGCCGATGATCGCCATAGCGATGCCGAGAACGGCGACCAGAACGATTCCGCCGACACGACGAGAGGCACCGTCCCAGTTGAGCCGCAGGCGCCGCAGGAAGCGGAAGTCCTCGCGCGATGCATCGACGTGATCGGGACCGTCAAGCCGCAAGCCGGCGTCGCCGAGTTCTTCTCTCAGTACCGTGCGCAATTGCTCCACCTGTTCGCTGGAAAAACTCGAGCCGCTGGCGACGAGCGCCGTCAGCGACTTGGCGTGATCCCGAACGTCCCGCTCGATCACGGTGAGACGTTCTTCGACGGTGCTGCGCCGATGTTGTTCGTCGGGTGACGCGCCGCCGGTCATTTCTTGACGCTCCGTAATTCAGCGATGCCCCAATCGGACCATCCGGACGGGGCCTTGGTGAAGAAATCCGTGTCATAGGCGAGGTAGGCAAAGAGCAGAACCAGTGCGATCAGCCACAGGCCGAGAGTTCGTTTCGTTGCGCTCCATAGGGCGTGGAACATCAGGGTCATTGTGACGCCTTTAGCTGGCTGAACTTGGTCGCGGTATCGGTGAAGAACCCGACCATCGTGATCGCGATCAGGCCAGCGATAAAACCCGCCGTGGTGTCCTTTGCGTCAGGGTCGACGTGGATCAGGTCCAGCCCTCCACCGACGACCGTAAGCGCGAAGCCATGCAGGAACAGCGAGACCAACGAGCCGATGACAATCGAGGTTCCGATGTCGATCCCGAGCACGGTCAATGCCGGGCCAGCAATCGGCCAGGATGAGATCGCCTTGCGGAGCGCGACCAAGCCTCGCACTAGACCCCCAAGGGCCCCAGCTACAAGGAGCGCGACGGCGTCTGGTCCGAAGGAGGTGATCATGGCGCCTTGTCACACAAAGTGTGCCAGACGCGGTTCGCGGCCCGAACTTGGGTCTGTGTCTCCGGGGTATCGTTCTTCGAGTAGTGGATGATCTGGAACGCCGAACATGACGTGTCCAGAAATCTAGTCGCGCTGATCGGGGTCGCGCACGCTGCCACCGGCATAAGGGTCAGGAGCAGCCCTAGCAGCTTCAGCAGCCGCGATGCGCTTGGCCTGTTCAGCGTTAGCTTCGGCATCGGCGGCCGCCTTTCCTTCTTGGTACCAGGTCTGCTGCTCGAGATACGCCATCACCGCGAGGATCAGCTTGACCAGAGCGATGGAGAACTGGATGTTCCCCATCAGGCGACGGGCGCGGCCGGAACAGCTGCGACAATCGTGGAGGCAGCCGCCGTCGGTGCCGGAGTGCCGGCATTTGCCGCACCGACCGCGCCGGTGGTGATCTGCGTGGAGGTCGAACTGCCTGCGACCTGGGCATTATCCGGGAGCAGGTCACCGATGCGCGCGATGATCTTCTGCGCGATCATGGCCTCGCCGCCGAGCCACGTGATCAGCCATGCCGGTCCGTGATCGACGACATACTGCACGGCCTGAGCGACAACAGAATTGCCGACGCTGACGGTCCAGATTTTGTCCTTGGTCGCCCCAGCAACGGAAGCGATCGCCCAATCGACGGCCTTCTCGAGCAGCTGTTCGGCCTGCGCGGTGATCCCGGCCGTCACGTAAGTGCGGATGCCGGCGGGCAGGTTGCGGAGCGCGAAGGCGACAACGCCCGCCACGATGGCGTAGAGCGCGTCCTGGATCAGCGGGGCGACCTGCGTCACCCAGTCACCTACCGGAACGGCGACCGTGTCGGGGGGGATCGACGAACTCGCGATGACGAACTGCGCCAGCGACGGGGCGGTGAAAAGAGCGAGGATGGACACGGCGGCAACGATGCGGGCGAGAGCGCGGATCATGGGCGACCTTTCTTTCGGTTCAAAGACTAGCGGCACGGTATGCCCCGAAGGACATTCGTGCAATCGGTGAGGAACAGGATTTTACTAGAAGATGATGAGCAGAACTCCGCCCAAGGCGACAGCAATGCTGGCGATGAGCGACATGATAGCTGAAGCGTCCCACGGGATGTCGTTGGACCACGGGTAAAGGGCTGCTTTGATGGCCCACACGATGCCGAAGACGATCATGAGCCCGGCGAGGACGAGCTTTGCCCAGAACGCAACGGGGTCCATCAGATCACCTGCCCGTTTGTGATGATGCCATGCCAATGGCCGGACGCACTCGCATCGATACTCGGCGTCACGCTCAAAGTCGAAAAGTCATCGCCGTCGACTGTCCAAGGAAACATTTGCTTAGCTGGAACGATGTCCCCATGCGAGTCCGGGTGCAGCTGGGCAAGCGCCTCAAACTGATCGCTGTGCTTGAGTGGCCGCGTCGTCACGGCCAGCCGCGTCTGCCGGCAGTGCGGGCAAAGAAAGGTGAAGCCAGCCCGTGATTTCTTGTCGTAGTAAAGCGGGCGGTCATAGGCTTCAAACCATCTTGGGTCCAGATCGATGAGGCGCATTCACGCCGCAAGCGCGCGACTTAGCGTTGCCTCCACGGCCTCTGGCTGGACCAGTGCATGGTTGAGCGCGTCGCCTGCATAGTAGCTCTGGCCGCGGGCAAGCATTAGGTGAGCTCCTTGTGTCGGCGCGAGGACTGGCAATGATGCCCATTCTTCGGCGAGCGACTTGCCGAAGGCGAGCGTAGTAAGCGTTCGCGCCTTGAAGGCTGCATAGCCGCGCCGCTGGAGCAGCCAGAAGCCGACGGCGTCCTGCACGTCGGGCGAGAACAGCGTCGTGCCGGGAAGATGTAGCCCCGTCATCGCCTCGGTGAGGGTCGGCTGCATCACCTGGTAGCGTCCAGCTGCGTTCGACCCCCATTGCCGTCCCCAGCCGATCTGCGCCGAGAGCAGATCGTGCAGCGTCATGGCGGTGATCGGCTTCGGCAGGCCGCGGTCGTGGTCGCCGAACAGCACCGTGTAGCTGCCGCGGCTCTCCGGGCCCGAGATAAAATCGAGCAGGATCGCGGCACCGGTTGGAACTGATGGATTCATTTCCGGACCCTCATGGTTGTGACGATGCCGACAGCGCGGCGATCTTGGCTTCAACGACCGCGATCTGCCCTCGTATCGCTGCAAGCTCAGCCGCCTTGATCGAGGCCGGAGCGGTGTGCTGCTCGATCGTCGCCTCGTCCACATGGAGTCGGGTCAAGATGGCCTGGTCGTCGGATAGTTCGTCGGCAAAAGCCGGCGTCGTGATCAGCAGCGCAGCGACAAAGAAGATCGTTCTGGTCAATTGTACTGCCCTCCTGTGGCCGTGACGCCCGGGGTGCTGCCGGGCAAATAAGTGGGGCCACCGCCGCTGGTGTCGATTACCGAATTTAGATCGGCAAAATAGTAGTCCCCGGTAGCTGGCCCAGAGAACGTTATGTCGCTCGGCGTATTAATCAGCGCCAGGTCCAGCGCTACAGCAAAAGCAGTACCGAAAGCCGGCGTCCCAATTAGAGTGATCGTCTCGCCGCTCAACTGGGATGCGTCGATCACACCCTGATCGATCGCGAACCAGTGATCCAATGGGTTACCGGCGATAGAGTACGGGTCATTCAGGGTGACAGTGCCACCAACCGCACCAATGTCCTCGGCCGTTAGGCCGGCGCCGAAAGCGACATTGTAGAGCTGGATCGTTGCGTAGCTCCCCGCTAGTACGCCGATGATGCCGCTGTTGAATGTGATACCATCGAGGCCGATCTGCGAGGTCGCAGCCGTTGCAGTGAAACACGACGTAGCGGCATTTAAACGAACATTAGACGGCGTCCCGACGTTGCCCTTCAATTCGGGCAGGGCATCCACACCGTTGGTCTCGATAGGGCTCCTTGTCCCGGTAATCCTCAGGTTTTCGTTATAGTCCCCGTCTGCTAACTGCACGACAAACTGATGGTCGTTCGCATCTACCGATTGCATCAGGTCCAGTCCGTGCTGGGCGGTCAGGCAAGCATGGGCAATGGAGTTTGCCGAGCAATCATTAGCGTCGTTGCCGGTCTGGCCGGTCTGCGTCCCCGATTGAGAGCCCGACGTGTTGACCGCGCTGCCACCATCGGTTGCAGAAAACTCGAAAGCGTTCGCGGTCAGGCCAGTCGCGATGACGAAATAGATTTGTCCAGCAACGACACCGGTCGGGAGTGCTCCGGTAGTCGAGAACACCACCGGGCTATGGTTGCTCAAACCGTGAGCTGTCCACGTCACTACAGCCGGCGAAGCGATAGTCATGGTCACCGTGGCCGGGACGGTCCTGATGTAGATGGTCGTGTCGCCGGACAGAGCGGGGACACCGCAGGCGCCCCCTGAATCCACGTAGTTTCCGTTGCCGTCGAGATCGACGCAATGCCCGCTGGTCAGCGATCCGGTGGAGCTCGCGAAGACGGTCGTGTTGCCGCTGCGCGACCCTACAGCGAATGCAGACGTACCGTTCCCGAGCAGGGGCGCGTTTGCGGTGAAAGTCCCCGCACCGCTCCCGCCAGAAGGCACGCCCATCGGGGTCGTCGCGGACAGCGTGGTAAAGGCACCGGCGGCCTTGGTGGTCCCGCCAATGGCCGTGCCATCGATCGTGCCGCCAGTGGCCGCAATCGCGTTGGCGTTCTGGGTGGACAGCGTACCGAGGCCCATCGCCGTCGCCAGGCACGTCAGGGTGGTGCAGTTCGTGCCACCGTTCGCAACCGACACCGGCGTCGATAGGGAGATCGCGCAACTGGACGTCGTACATGGCGACGGGGAGCTTATTAGCCCAGTGCCGGGGGTAATCGTCTGGTTGGCGCCGGCCGCACCGAAGGGACCAGTCGTTACTCCATTGATTTGGGCGAACACACCGGCCGTGGTGGTCCACAGATCACCGTCAGTCGGGGAGGTCGGCGCGACGCCGGGCGCGACGTTGATCCCCGCCGTGCCAGTAGTAGACGGCGTGATGCCAAGCCGCCCCGACATGTTGCCGCCAGCCGAGTTCAGCGGGACATAGCCGAGCACGTCGTTTTTGGATGACCACGCCGACGCCCATTGTCCGGCCGTAGGTACGTCGCCATAGTTGAAACCAGGCGGCACGCTCTGCGCATAAGCGGGCAGGCACGTCAGCGCGAGAAGCGCCAGAACTCGAAGGATGTTCTTGAGCATGACCGTCACCTCAATACTGGCCTCGGGGGTCAACCCAGCCGAGCGTGATGACATCGTCGTGCGAGCCGCCGCCGCCCGAAGAGGTGGGTACCGCATATTGAATCTGTGCGCTCGTGTTCGTGAACTGGAGGACGCGGCCCGACGTGTAGCCAATCCCACCTGGCGTGCCCGCAAACTCGGCGGCGACGCTCGTGTTCACCCCGTCATAGAAGAATTGATCGAACGTCTGACTGCCGCTGGCCTGATAGGCAGCCTGCATGATGGCCTGCACCCGAATGCCCGATGGCACGGTGAGGCCCAGAGCCGCTTTCGCCCGCGTCCCCGAAGCGCTGTAGTCCTGCGGCGGTGAACTGGTGTTCCAGTAGAAACTGTTGCCATCCTGCACGAACGGACGGATCGAACCGCCAGCGACAATCACCGCCCCGACGCGACGATAGTTGGTGAACCCGGAGGGGTGATCCGAGGCGGTAAGGCTGGTCGAGAATCCCGCATCCGAAACACCTGTGGTCGGGTTCTCGATCAGGAACTCGTAGTAGGTCGTGTTGGTCATCGACCCGGAAAACAACCCGCCTGCGTTGCTTCCCGCCGTCCACGCATTGTTGAGCTGCTTGACCAGCGAACTGCCAAGCGTGATGTACAGCAGATTAGCGCTATCGGTCGCCGTCCCGGCCGCGAAGTCGATACTATGCGCTGCGTCCCCCGCGTCATTGGAGGTCGTCAGCCCATAGATTGATCCCGGGGCCGGGGCGGTGGGCACCGATACCGTCCCGCTGTTGTGACCGATGACGATCTGGCCCTGCGTCGTGGCCCATTCGATCCTGCCTTCGGCAGTCGGGGTCGGGGACGCCCCTTGCTGCAGTGTCAGCAGCGGCTGGGTGAGCGTGGTATTGGTGAGGGTCGACCCGTCCGTCAGGGCCAACTGCTTCCAGTTCGCGCCGGCCGAATCCGGGTTAGACGTGTTGTTGTCGACCAGGTTCAGCCAAACAACGCCCGGCGACGCACCAGCGAGGACGGCGCCTTGCGGATAACCGCCGATGGCGCCAGAGAACGTCCCGTCATAGACCGGAAGGCCCCCGGCGCCCTGCCAGCGCGACCATGCCGTGATCTGCTTCAGGATGCCGTTGAAGTCCTGGCCGAAGGGTGGGACGCCCCCTGATCCTACCGGCACAAAGGTGAGCGGCGGAAACCCATCGGTGAGCGATGCCGCGCCGTTCTGCACCCCGATCTGGGACGGAGTCGGAATCGCGCGGATATAGCCGCCGCCAGCACTGTTGCCCCATGGGATCGAGAACTTGGTGGGAATGGAGGCCGCCGTCATCGCTATCGCAGGCGTAGCGAGAAGCAGAGCGGCAAACATGGCGGCGAGGCGCTTAAGCATGGTCATTTCCCTTTTAGAGGCTCGAGACGTGGGCGAGGACGCCAACGGGTTTCGGTAGCACCCCAGATTGCTCGACGATAGCAAGCTCGACCGGAGTCAAAGCGAACTGGAAGACATAGGTCATTACCATTGTCGGGAGATCGGCGCCCGAGTAGAACGGCGATTGGTTGAAGCCGGCCTCGTTACCGGCCTCTTGGAACCCGAAAGCATCGACGACCCCAGCTCCGTCCTGGACGTAGGCATTGCCGCGACCCGGGAACAGGGCCATCAGGATTCGGTTAATCGCGGGGATGGACCCGTTGGTGATATTGGCCGCGGCCTTGGCCATGATCAGGAGACGGTAGGCGTCGTCGGACAGGGCGTAGTTGCTAGTGACCGGAACGCCTGAGTAAAACGATCCCTGACCGAAGGGAGCCGAACCGGGGGACGCCTCGTTGAACCCGAATGGCGTATTCCCTGCGTCCGCGATTTGTAGGACGCGGCTGACCCCCACGATGCGGCCCCATCGATCTAGACCAACGCCGACCGCAGTCGATACATTGAAAATTGCGTCATAAAATGCATCTAGATTTTGTGTTTGATCTAGATATTCGAATATATTAAGTATTAATTGGGTTAGTATCGGACTATTTGCATATTGTGCAATTATCGTTGAATATACTGAGAAGTCAGGGATGGTCCCAATTTGACTGGAGCCAATGGTAAAAAGTCCAATGGCGTTCGAACCAGGAGCCGGATTCGGAGGGTACGGCGGACCAGACATTTATTCCCTCGGAACCGGCTGAAACGAATGCAGTCTCAGTTTAGCGTCAAGATAAGCCTTATGGGCGTCCTCGGCTCTTTCGAACAGTCCCAATGATGACCTCTTGCCAGCGTGGTTGATGTAGGCCACCCATTTATGGACTTGTCCATGCCATGAAACACCGGTGAACCCGCTGGTGTTGTCTGCCCTAGTTTTCATGTTCTGATGATTTTGAGCGTTGGTCGCTTCTCGTAGGTTACTAAAGTTGTTCTTAGATCGAACACCGTTTCTATGATCAAGTTGATCATCTGGCCATTTACCAGTGACCATTAGCCATATGACATGATGTGCTCGATACTGGACATACTCGATGCAGACCATGCGATACCCTGATGGCTTGACCCATCCGGCGTCTTTTCCAGAGAATCTCGTATTCCAGCTTAAGCATTCCTGAGCCGCTGTTCGGCGGCTGTTGTCCTTGAACATGTCCGGCGTCCGCGGCTTCCATGTCAGGACTCCGGTCTTCGGATCATAGTCGAACAATTGCCGCGCATAGTCGGCGGTGATATCGGTGCGCTTAGTCATGGTCCGGCTCCTGCGGATTGTGGTCAGAGACCGTCAGTTCCTCGCGGGAATTGGCGGTCTCGTTTTATAGCACAAACCGAGAGCTAAGTCAGGGTGACCTGAATGTCGGCCGCGTTGATTGTCGGCGTCTGGTTGATGCGCACGGACACGTCGAACAGATTTGCGACAGCCGCCTGCATCAGTTCCGAACCCACGGGGGTGGGATGCGCGTTGGAAATCACGTAAGTGCCGGTGCTGCCCGCAGACCCGCTGGACTGCGACAGGATTGTGGTGCCGACGATCAAGTCACCGGTCACGTCGGAAATCGTCTGGCCGACAGCGAGGGCCCCTGCCGAGATCGCACTGACGGTAAGAACGTTCCCAGCTACCGAGCCCGTGAACGAAGCTCCTGCGGTGTTGGTCGAACCGACCTCTATCGAGATGATCTGGACCCATGACCCTACGGCCGCGATAGGCGCATAGAACCGGCTCGCATACAGTGGAACGCCGATCTTGGCGCGCGGACCACCGTCGCCACCCGCAAAGGCCGCTATGATGGCGTTCTGGATCAGGACATTCGCATTCGATGGGACCTGCGGGCCATTTGCGATGTTGACCGCGAACAGGATCGGCAGGGCCGGGGGGATTTCGAACTGGACCGTGTAGGTCGGGTATGGCGGCACATAGCCCGGGCTGGTGTCCTGCACCGTGACGGAGGTGTTGCCGTTGTAAGCGCATCCCGGAGCTTTGTGCGACCAGATTGCCTGAGCCACGGCTTGTGCTTCGCCGCCGACGACTGCGACATAGACCGAGTTCGGGTTGAGCGACACACCGCCGATCGTCGCCGGGCTGTTGCTGTCGTTTTCGGTAACGTAGGCGTCGATGACGTCGGGCACCGACAGGACCGCGCCGAGGATGGACCCAAGCGATCCGAGCGAGTTCGCGGCTACCGATGCGATGCGTCGAGCTTCGAAAGCAGAGCGGCTTTCGGTGTTGTTGCCGATCACCCCGTCCGACGGGTTGGTGATTGAGTCCCACCCCGGGATGGCCTGATAAATTTGGCTGAGGGTGCCTTCCGGGCACGCAATTGGGCCCGGGACCAGGCAAGCGAAAGTAAGTGTGATACTCCCACCGATGGGGATCGTCCCTGCCTCGGTGCAAGTATAACGATTACCATCAGCCGCAATAGCGATGGCGCCGACCGGGATGACTACACCCAAGAGGCCGGAGCACAATGCCTGCACGACTGTCGGCTGGGCCGGGTTGCGCTCGAGGAAGTAGATGCGCGCCAAGGCGTCCTGATACCGTCCCGAAGCGAAGGCCGGATCGAACTGGTTCGCGAGGAACAGGAACTCGGCATTGACCTCGTCGATGACCGCGGCTTCGCTAGTCGCGAGCTGACCCTGAGGGGTATTTAGCGCCGGGTTGAGATCGCCTCCGAAGGCAGCGTTCAGGTCTTCCTGCACGCCTGCCAGGACGGCCGCTGTCGACGGAATGGAGACCCCCGTGGGGCCGATTACAACGGGAGGAACTGAAGTCATTAGAAGCCCGCTGCTGTGACATTGCCGAGGTCGTCGACCAACTGGACTTGCCCGCTGAGCACCCTACCAGTGAAGGACGTAAAGAAACACTGCGCACTGACAACGTCGGGCACGGTCAGGGCAGCTTCGACGAAGTAGGTCCGCAGCAACGACAGCGGCGGCAACTGGCCTAGGATTTGACCGAAATAAGGAATGCCCAGAGTCGTGTCGTAATAGACCTCCCCGAGGAACGTCCTCAGGGCACTCGCTGCGTCCTGGGCCAGCGCGAGCGGAGCCTTGGCAACGGCGATATTGCCCGCAACGTCAACCGTGAGGTCCCAGATCGTTGGCTCAAGAAGAAGCGTGTCCACCAGTGTCTAGCCCTCATGTGCCGGGAGTCGGCGGCGATGGCGAACCGATCGCCGCGGTCGGATGTTCGTGGGTCTGTAGCCCGACCGAGTCGGCACCACCGGCACCAGCCGTGACCTCGCCGGTGACGTTAAGGTTTCCGTTGACCGTGGCCGTTCCAGACGCAGGGGTAATCGTGATCCCGCTGGCCTTCATTTCGATGATGTTGCCGTTCTTGTCGAAGACCTTGAGGCCGGTCGACGTGAACTGCACGGCCTGCGTAGGGTCGGCGGGGTTGACGATGCCGCCAAAATAGACCGCGTCCGCTAGGTCATTGCGTCGGTAACTGCCTGGGTTCGATACCGCTCCAGCATTGGCCTTGAGCGCAGAGATGTCTCTGTCTGAGACGACTAGGAAACCGACATCGCCGGCTACCGGATCAATGATGATGGCGTTAGGACCGCCCTGCAGTCGAAAGACTGGTAGCCCGAAAATCGTGCCATGCGAACTTTGCTGCCCAATGCCGTCGATCAGATTGACAGCGACCTGCACGTCGACCGTGGGGGGCGCCCCAACACCGCCGCCATGGACGGTCTGCACCGTCGCCGGTATTGCAAACCGAGCGCGGCCCAAGGCCTGACGCACGATGAATGCGATAACCGAAAACTCGGAATTGGCATCGAACACATTTTGCTGGCTGTAAGGAACGTCTGCCATCAGTGAGTACCGATCGGCACGCCGGTTAGCGTCTGATACCAGTTGCCCCCAGGCTCGATCGATTCCAAATCGTAGTCGATCGAAATGACTTGCCAGCTCCCGCAGGCTGGTTGCAGCGCGCTCTGGACTTGGATCGATCCGAATATCTTGATCTGCGGGTTGAACAGCGTTCTTAAGATGATCTGGTTCTGCGAGAAGATCGGATACGAAACGAGGCCCGTCGCTGGGGAGACGATAGGAGCCTGATCAGTAAGAGGGACACCGCGGGGTGAAATCACAAACACCCCGGCATCGATCGTCGCGTCGATCCCCGCTGCATCGACGATCCTCTGGATTTGGCTCCACGGGCTGCCGTAGAGATATGGGTTTGCCAGCTTCGCGCTCACGCCGTTATTTTTGAAACCCTTGAGGCCGGTTTGACCCACTAGGTTCTGAATGAGCCCAGCGACGTCGGCCGGACCTTGGATGCTTGTAGCCGGTGCATTGTTCACCGACTCAAAAGCTAGTGGCTGGGCCACAAATCGGAAGCACGTTTCGGGCTGCTGTGCAGCGTCCATGTACCCGTTGAAAATGACCCCGCTGAAGATCAACGACATGCCGCTATCGGCATCGCCGGCCAGGATATCGACGCCGTTTTTGTACCTTGCGGAGAACTGGGAACCGATCGTCACGAGTTGCTGCATCATAGAGAGTGGCAGCCCGTAGATTGCGCCAGTGGCTTCTCCTAGAGATGGCTGGCCGGTGACGCGCATCTGCAGCTCAACGCGCAAGTCATCGATCTCTGCCGCGTTACCGCCGCCCTCAAACTCGCCACTGGCGAGCGAAAGTTGCACCTGTATTTTCTTGGAGGAGAACGCCACCTAGCCCTCATTCGGTAGAAGCTCGCTGGCCTCGATATAGGCCAGAGTGAACCGTGCATCCGCCGTAGGTCCAAGGCCGGTATAGACTGGGTCTTCACTGCCCTGGTTGTCGATAAACGCCAAGTCCCCAGAGAACCCGAGGTAGAGCGACCGCACCAAGCGGTTGAGGTTCTCGCAGATCGTCCCGGTGATGACCGCGACATTGTTGACCAGCAAGTCCAAGTAGAGCGCCGTTCCTTTTTGGTAGACGTTAATCTGACACAGCTGATTGGCGAGCGCGATCGTCACCGCTTGGTTCGGAACCGGCTGCAGGGGGACGATTAACAAGGTGCTTACCCATTCGGCGCCGAGGCCGACCCTGTGATGTTGCCGATCTGGACGGTGGCGCTCTTGTTGGGCAGCACCGGCTGCACCGGCCCACCGTTTACCTGCGGGGACGCGGTGGGATCGATCGGGCTCGAGATGACGTTCACCGGCACGGCCGCGACGGCGCTCTTGACCTGCCGAGCCATGACATCGACCTGCATCAACCCGACGCCCTTCGCTGCCGTCTGCTGGTAGCGATAGCCCACCAAATTGACGTCGGTGTAAACCGCGTCCTCAGTGACGACATTGTAGAGATTAGTGTCTGCAATGACTGCTCTGATCGAGTCCAGAAGTTCCTGACGCTGGATGAGCGATCCGCCTCTGGTGAACCGGATCGTCACGTCGAATGGTTTGTAGACCTTGTTGAATGACTCGAACTGGCCGCCCTCGAGAGGGTAGTCCACGATCTGGAACTGTTGGTCGAAATCGAAGGATACGACATTGTCCGCCGCGACTATCGGTATGACGCCGAAATAAATGCCCCATGGCGCCCGAAGGAACCCAGCGGCAAGAGACACCGCGTCCTGCGTCAGCAGGCCTACAACATCCGGGAAATTGAATACCGGAAGCCCGGGGATGCTGAAGCCCGCCATCAGTTAGACCCGGAGTTCGCGAGGTTTGCCATCGACGACCGCTTGACGGCAGCCGCGATGTTGGCCGCAATCTGGGTGGCGTCACCGTTCGGGACGCTGATATTAATCGCGTCGATGTTCACGTTCGTGCTGCCAACCCCTTGGTATCGCGAGACGCCGGCAGCGGCGGCACCCATGAAGGCGCTCCATCCGTTCGTGCGAACCTGCGCCAAGGCATAATCGATCTGGGCTTGCCACGTCGACGGGTCGCGAGCATCCAGACCCGTGGCCTTCGTGAACGCATCCCCGAGACCGGCGTTTGGATACTGCTTGGAGACGCCGCCGTAATGGAGCTGATAGTCGCCAAACGAACTGCCCTTATCGCCGGCATAAGCGTTACCCAAACCTTCGTGCCTAGCGACTAGAACAGCGGTATCTGGATCAATACCAAGCGCGGCGGCCTTCTGGCGGATATAGGCTTCTTGGTCCGAGACGCTTGCAGTGCCTGTGGTGGCCGCCGACGCCCCAGAGCCGCCCTGCAGGTTCCGCACGACATCGCTGATAAATCCACCAATAGCCGCACCGACGCCGGCTGGGTTCGCAAGGCCTGCGGCAAGAGACAGGTCCTTGTCAAACCCGGCGTTCTGAAGGGTGTCGACATCGCCTGAAAGGATCGGAGCGACGTTCTCTCCAAAGATGTTTCCGGCTTGGGTGCTCGCGGTCTGGACCAAGTGCTGAAACTTGGTGTTGAGGTCTTGCGAATTTTGGATCGACTGGGTTGTCGGGGCAGGCGCCTGCGCCAGCCGTGCCCCAGCATTACCAGACAACAGCAGATTTTCAAGGCCACCAAGACCACCCTGCTCGAGCAGATAAGCAGTCGACTGGCGGCCGTACTGTTTCTCATAGATCGCGGCGGCGCGAGCGACATCACTCAAATACTGCGACGTCGTTCCAGTAAGATCGGGAGTGACCCCGGACTGCCCGAACAATCGTAGCAATGTTGGCGGCAGAGATATGGCGTTTGTTCTGAGGCCAACCAGTTGGTCCGAGGCGGCATGAATAGCGCCAGCGGCGCCATCGGCGGTGTCACCTACAGTCGCCGCGGCATTCTGCCAACGCGCCAGTTCCTGAGCACTGATGCCAAGATTGGCGCTCAGATTCCCCAGAGCGACGTTCGACGACACAACGCCCGCTACGAAATCCTTGATCGAATTCGCGCCCAGCAAGACCCCGAAAAACCCGAGTGCCGACTTCGTAATCCGATCGATCGCACTCGAGGCGAACTTCGATGAGTCCTCGATGTCCTTGCCAGCGGCCTTCGCCGCGTCGCGCGTCTTGAGGAACGCGGCGGCCGCTTGCTTTGAGCCCTTGTCAAAGTCGCTAGGGTCAAGGCCCAGCGTGACGATCAAGGAGTCGACAACAGTTGCCACTTAGGTCTCCTTGGGGGCCATCAGACGGCGGTTGTGGCCATCGACGGCGATCATTTCGAGGAGATCGAAAACGTCCTCGACACTCAGTTTTTCGGAGCAGTCTGCCCAGGATGCTTTGCCGGCCGAGACCACCCCGGCGACTGTTCTGGGGAGATTGGGATAGTCGAGGAGCTCGACGTCTGCTCGTCCGATGTCGACTTCAACGGGGCGTCGTTCTCGAAAAAATCTATGTGAAGTTTCAGCGCCTCCCCGCGCAATAGGAAGAACGTGCCGATTTCCTCGATGTCGTCTGCGGTGCGTTTGCGAATTACGCTGGGCTCGACCACTTCAACGCAGTTCATCAACTCGTCGAGCAGTGGAACTGCCTTCTGCTCGTCGCCAAGATAGAGCAGTGGCATACCCGCGCTGATCAGGGCTTGAACGGACGCCATACCGCCAGTCACGACCTCTTGTGGCAGCGTCACGCCCATCTTGGCGAGGATGAACAGCAGTCGCGTTGCCCAACGCTCTGCCTGGAGCGCCGGCATTTCGGTGATGCGGAACGTCTTGTCCTTATCTCGACCTTCGGCCGAGATGGTGATTTCGACTGTTTTGCGCGCCATTAGATCGGCACCGCCAGCACGGATTCCCACGTGATCGAGTATTTCCGAGGCTTGATCAACTTACCGACCGATGGGACTGGAGGATAGTCGGTCAGGAATCCTTTGGTCGATCGGTAGGCACGTCCCAGCGCCTTGAGGGCAGTGTAACCGTTCGCCGTCAGCGAGTCCCGGTTCTGCCGCTGGATCGCGGCCCATTGCTCGAAAATCGCGTTGGAAGCCGAGTCGGACTGTAGAGTGATGTTCTGCTTGACGGCGACCAAGACGAAGCCGCCCGACAGGATACCATCGACTCCCATCAGGGTCTCGGTGATCACCTGCTGGTCGACATCGTAAATGTCATCCGCGGCGAAGCCCTGCAGCTGCTGGGGCGAAGAAAACAGCCCGGGGATTGTGAGGGTGATGAGCGCCGTTGCGCCGGTGAGGCTGGCCATGATGGGTGTCCCTTACTGAATTTCGATGGACGAGAGGACGATGGCCTGGACGGCTTGACCGTCAGTGTACCAGAGATTGATCTCGGGGCTCTGGCGCGCCTGTCGCACACTGGGCGATGCATCGAGCACCTGCAGATACCAGCCCTGATTCTGGATCACGTCGTTGACCTTGGTCCCGGCCGCCGCGTTGACTTCGGCAATCTGTGCGGCAGACAGTGTCACGCCAGCCCGGATCACACCGGCATTGAGCGCGGCATTGATCGGATCGTCGCAGGCTGCTTTGATCAGTTCGTAGCCGTTCTGATTGTATGGAACGGAGTTCGTGTTGACCAGCAGTTCCATCAGCGCGAGCTGGAGAGCGTTGTTCAGCCAAATCTGGTCGACATAGCTGTCGAGCCATTCGAATGGACCCGAGACCGAGCCGGGCTGGAATTCCAAGAACTGCTGCGCCGCCGTCGCGTAGGCGCCGTAGAAATTGTAGCCGTTGGCGATGAGGTTAGCCGCCGAAGTTTCATCGGTGACACTTGCGACCAGGCCGGTCTGACCCTTGAAGGCAGTCGTGATGCGCCCGTTGGTGGCCTCATAATCAATCGAGGCGATCATGCCGCAGACGAAGGCTGCAAGGTGCTGGTTGCCAACCTCATAGACCGGAGCGGTGCCGCTCGAGTCCGCGGCCTTGAGGATATTGCCGAGGCTCGTAGTGGCGTTGTCGCTCTCGGTTGGGGTGACGTCGTGGTCCCATGCCACATAGAGCCAGCGATCGTTCTGGCCGTTGACCCACGACGCGAAAGCCTGCTTCTGAACATTGCCGACGCCGCCATCGGGATCGAACTGGGTCATGAAGCTTGCCCAGTTCTGCGTGATGCCGGCGATTGCCGTCATGAAGGCCGCGGGCGACGCCGCCGCAGCACCCTGGGAGAGAACCGCGCCAGTCGCCTGGGTAAGGAACAGCGAGGCTGCCGCCGAGCCCGTAGCGAACGCCACCGTCGACGCCGGGCCGGCAATGCCCGACGTAATATCGAAACCGCCGGAGATCGAGTCATAAGCCACGCCGATTGCGGTGCCCGACGCGGTGATTGTGGTCGAGCTCGCCGTCTGGCTGGTCTGGACGTAATAGGTCCCGGTGAGGCCGGTGCCGGAGTCAAGGCCGGTGATCTGCGTGCCAGACGTGACGCCGGAGCCCGAAAGGGTCTGGCCAACTGACACGGTGCCCGAGCCAACCGCGGTGACGGTCAGCAGGCCATACGTGGTGCTCACAGTCGTGCTTGGGGTCACCTGTGCGATGGAGACCGCATAGGTGCCGATCCCGCCCGGGGTGCCGCTCAGCTGCGATGTAATTTCAGTGCCAGCCGAAACGCCGGTGCCGGACAGAACCGAACCGGGCACGAGGACGCCCGACCCAACTGCCGTCACATACATGACGTTGCCGGCGATTGAGGCGGTGACGGAGGCACTCTCCGCCGCAATTGAGCCGGTTACGGACGCCTCGGTGGGCTCGCTCGCATTCAGCTGGGTCTGAAGCAGCGCCGCGGCCGACGAGAAGCTGGTTGCAGCGGACAGATCAATCGAGGCCGCCGTGTGATCGTAGCCGTCCATCGTGACGGTCAGGGAACCGGTCAGGGCTTTCAGTTCAGCGAGAGTGAGACCACTGGCTTTCCCGCCACGGAGATAAGCCGCCGCAGCCGCCGAGTTGTATTGCGCGAACAGGATGGCCGACGGCTTCTTGGTCGAGTTGTCGAAGCCAGCGAAATAGACCTGAGCCGTCGCGACCTCAGGGGCCGCGGGCCCGAAGAAATTAGCCACTGACACGCCGTCATTTGGGAATGACAACACCTGTCCGATGGGGACGCGAGTGCTCTGCGTCAACACCATGCCGAGCAGGGCCAGCGCCGTGCCGCCAGCACTCAGCACAGAGGGGTTCACCGCAACAAGTGCGCTCGCGGGTATAGTGGTCATGGAGTAATTCCTTCCAAGGGGGTCTTAGGCCGGATAGGCCACGTCCACGTCGATGATGCCGATGTCGAGCACGTCAGCGAACTGCTGGGGCAAATCGGAAACTTGTTCGTTCACCTGCATGATCGCGTCCACGGTCCAGCGGTTCTCTGTTTGCTGCTCGCCGTTACGCCACGCCAACTGCCGAGGCTCGCTGGTGTAGAGCGGCGCCACGCCATAAGGCGCAAGATAATCGACCCCATAGGCGTCGCGCCATAGGGTAGTGAACTTCTGCGCCATGTCGGCCGACAGGTTCAGGTCCATGCTGTGGAAGTCACACTGGATCGTCAATCTAGTCGGTTGCAGGATCGTCTCGGTGCCACTGGCGATAGCTTCGGAGCCGATGGTTTGAGACGCGCTCACTGTGTAGGTGCCGACGCCACCCATTCCAGATCCGAGAGCGGTGATTGTGGTTCCCGTTGCGATCCCTGCCCCGAAGAGCGTCTGGCCAATGGCAATCGTCCCGAACGCGATCGAGGTGACGGTGATGACCGTTCCCGCGATTGATCCGACAAACGATACGTCCGCGAAGGAGTCGGTGTTGGTCTCGAGCCGCTCCCTGAGGATCGGTGTCGTCACCACGAAGTTGGGGCTTTTTGGCTCCGGGGTTCGATTGTTCTGACCTGCGACAACCTCCAACGGCGACACGTTGGAGAGGATCGCCAGCAGGAAGTTACGCAGCCCCGTCTGGACGTCGGACTGCATCAGAAGGTCTCAAGGTTCGCATTGTTGGCAGCGAGGACGAAAGCCCCATCCTGGACCGCGTAAGGGATGCCTGTGCCCTCGGAGTGAATCGACCAATCGACCTGTCCGGGGTCAATCCCGCGAGTGTCCCATTCTGCTGTCCACGCCACCGCAGGCGAGACCGGCGCCGTCATTTCAATGCTCACGGTCTGTTCTGCGCCGCCCTGCTGAAAATCAAGATGCACCGATGCACCGGAGGGCTGTGTCACCGCTCCGTTTTTGTCGTAGAACGTCGAGGCAAAATAGGCCGTCGCCCCGCGAAACACCGTGACCAGATTGCCGGGGATCATGAGAAGCCAACCGATGTGTCGATGCTTGGACCAGTGACCGCGGTATCCACATCCAGCGTCGAAACTGCCGTCTGGGCGCTGGGGCTCGTCACGTC